GAATAAAGATTTTTCAAATTGGTCTTTTCCGTTTTGCTTAATTCCTTCTAATGAATTTAAAACATCTATATTAAGAGATTTATCCAAGAAATAATCAAGTTTAGCTTCTTTTAATGTCTGTGCCACTTCGCTGTTTGGAGCGCCCATTACAGGAGTAAGAGTAGACATCATATTTTTTTCTGTGCTTTGAGTTAGAATTTTCTGATGAGATTCATCTTGTTCTCTTTGAATATAATATTTTAAATCATAATTACTGCTTAATAATTTATGAGCTTCCTTGATTGCTTCATCAATTTGATCTTGAGTTACATTTTTAGTTAGTTTTATATTAGCTAATAATTTATTAACACTTGCTTCATCAGCTAATTGATCGTTAACGAATAAACCTAATTTTCCAACACCATTATACTTAGCAGATACAGGAGATATTTCTCCACCATATCCTCTTATATGTAAAAAGGCCTTGTCTTTTTTTACGTAACTGCCTTTGCCATAAGAAAATTCTAATTGTCCTGTTTGATCATTATATTTTATATCATATTGAGCGTCCATTTTAAATTTGGCATCTAACAAATCAGAACTCTCAATATTATTAATGTCTTTATAATCGATCTGTTTTACATTATCAAATTTTACTTTTTGTAAAGAATTGTTTTCATTGAAAACAGAATCCATTAAACGGGCATCGGCAAAAGCAGCACCTTCATCTGTTGTTAACATTTCAAGAATATTCCTTGAATAATCTGTTAACTCTTCTAATCCACTGGTTGGATCTTTAGATGCTTTATCATAATTAGCGACAAGTTCTTTCCAGTCTTGAGTCGAAATATATGCTTGGTTCCCTCTAACAGCTCTTGATGTTTCATAACCAATTAAATCACTATTGGTTTTATCTGATGTAATTTTAGCTTCTGTATTTACGATGTCGTCAAAACTGATACTATCTATAAAAGCATTGTTTCCATTAATGTCAGTTTCATTTGCATAAGCTTTATGTAAATTTTCGAGAGCTTTATCTTTATTTATCTTAACGACTCTACCATGCTGAGCATAAATACCTCTAGATATATCGGTTTCATTTTCCATATAACTTAGAGCGCTATTCCATGTTCCAATTAAGTGTCCTCCACTTTTCTTAAACATGAAGCTAATGTCCCCAGGATCTATTTGCCCTTTTAATCCTGTTTTTTCTACAAGCTGATTTAATATTTGTTTTCGACCTATAGCTAAAGCCATTATCGTTTTTGTATCCAGTGATTCTGGATTTATATTTTTAGTTTTAGCTAATTTATTTAAAATCTCATCAGCTTTTTCATCGCCAGTTTTAAATTCGTCAAAACCAATTTCATTAAACTTATGTAAAACATCTTCAAAATAAAAACCAAATTGCTGTCTAGAATCCTGCATATCTTTTTTAGAGATAGAAGAAAACTGAGTCAGCTGATTATTCATGTATCCAGTAATACCATAAGCAGCTTGATCAAGAAGAGTTGCGTTATCGATAGCAGACTCTAATTTACTTGTCATGAACCGTTTTCCTGGCATAACTTTATGGATAGCACTTGTTATTCTTGTCGGATTAAATTTATCGCTATGAAGTTCATCATAAGACAGGAAAATACCAGTAGGGGTTACAACCTGAGAGCCGCCTACTTGATTATATAAAATTCCGTCTCTAAATTTATTTTTAAACAGATTTACCTGTCTTGCTTCTTCTGTTCCTTTTTGAACAAAAACTTTCTGATTCTTCAAATCATAGCCTACATCTATGCCGTAATCATTGTAGCTTTGTAATAAGTTCTTTACATATTCTAAAGAATCCCGTCTTTGTATATCCCAGATTTCACTAATCTTTTTTGCTGTCTGATCGTCATAGCCAGCTTTTTTAGCGTTATCGATTAATACTTCTTTAGCTTTTTCTACATCATAACTATCAGTCTCGTAACCATCTACTTTAAACATAATTTGGTTAACGATTTTTGCAGCATGGGAATCTAGGTTATCTTTTTTGCCGATAAATACTTCTGGTAAAGTTTTACTGATTTCATCTATCTTGGCTTTTACTTCAGTTTTATCTAATCCACCAAATTCTATAAGCTGGTCGTCTATATTATATTGCCACGAACTAGAAATCATTCCAGATTGAGGATCGTTATCTCTTGTTTCTTTTAACATAGAGATAATTTTAAGACCGGCATCCTGTCTGCTATCATCTAAACTAATAGTTCTATAATCATTGCCTTTATAAATACCATTATCGATTAAATATTCCTGAAAATCTTTTAATACCCCAATTTTGTTTATGCTTTTTGAATCAGGGTTTTTACCCATAGCACGAAGAATACTATCGGCTATATTCAAACCAGCATTCGAATTAATGTTGAATCTAACTAACTTATCATCTTCAACATTTCTGAATCCTTTTAAATTAACTTCAAATCTATTAAAGTCGCGGGCAAACATTTCGCCTTGCTTATAATTATCAGCTATATGCTCCGCAAAATCTATTGAAGTATCATTATTTTCATAATACTTATTAATAGCAGCATCTCTAAGCCCATTTCTAAAACCTTTATAATAAGTGTCTATTCTATTTCTAGTACTATAATAATCTGGACCTGAGATATTTGTAGGCAAAAATCTATTTGTACCTGGAGTATAAGTATGATTAAATTGAATACCGTCTCTTGCATATGAAGCTCTAATAGCTTGATCTATTAAATAGCTATTAGTTTTCACTTCATTTAATCTACTTAAAGATGAAGATACTGTTTCTGAATAAACATTTGGACTATGATCTTTATAATCTTCATATCCAAAATAACCGAAATACGTATATGCTTTTTCTGCATCGGCAATCTTTTCTCCATCTCTTAATTTCTTTTCTAGCTCTAAAGAATTTTGATGAACTTTATTTTTAAACTGCTTTTCAAGTTCTTCTTTTGAAGCATTAGGATTTGCCTGTTTTTGCTCCTGTACATAATCATTCATATCATAGAGATACGATAACACTCCAGAATCTTTTCTAAAATTAAATTCTCTGCTAGCTCTAGAAGCAGATTCATTTCTGGAACGATAAGCTGCTCTTTTCTGAAGCATGTCTATCCATTCAGAATCAATTTGCTCTTGAGTTTCTCCAGTTAAAGGAGTTCTATTATAATTGCCATAAATCTTTTCACCGGTAACAGGATCAATTGATACCGTATCTAACTCGGATCTCGTAGTTTTATTATTTGTCGCAATCCAAGGGCTATTTTCATTTTTTCTGTCAGCAACATGATATAATACAGAATTTAAATAATGTTCGAGATCATCTTTGGTTCCCGTTAAAAATACTTCCGCCCCAGATCTTAATGAACCTTCATAATTTCCGAAATCTGTTTTTATGGTAACACCATATAGTCCTGACTTTTCCATGTCAGGAGAAATCATACCTAATAACTGATGAATTCCGCCACCATCTTTTATTCTTCTTACAGAAGACATAGTAATGGTAGAACCATTTTGCAGTGGATATTGGTTAAAGTTTTCATTAGTAATCTTATTGTTTGAATTTATCGCAAATCCATCTAAAGTTCTATATTCTTCAGTAAATGGATCTTTTACAAAACCCCAAATACCATAATTAGAAGGATGTTCACCAGATACAACTTCAAATAATTGATCATTGTCTCCATTGAGTTTTATACTTTGTCCTGCATCTTTTTGGAAGCCTTTTCCTGTCATCGCTAATTCTATGCCAGAAATTTTAGCTCCATCTGGGTCATTAGGATCATTGAATATTTTATTCAAAACAATTTCTGCTAATACTTTAGTGTCAGTAGTAGCAAGATGCGCTAATAACTTTTCGCCTTTTTCATTTAAATATAAATCTTTAAATGAGCCGTCGGGATTAACGGCCAATTTAGCGATAGCTTCCTGCTGTAATGCATGTAAACCTGATTCATCTAATTCTTTTCTTTGTTCAGGAGTATACATTTTGGACTGGTCAATTCCTGAAGTTCTTAGAACAGCTAATAAATCTATTTGATTTTCAGGAGTTATAACTCCACCAGTTAAATCATGTACAGCTTCTCTGAAATCGCTACTCCAATTTCCTTTTTGAAGCATAACTGCTAATTTAGGAATATCAAAAGCGGCAGAGTTATAACCAATCATCGTTAATTTTTCACTGCCAAATACTTTATCTAATCCTTTTAAGATTTGTGCTTCATGTCCTTTTACCCCAGAGTAACTTTTACCATAAGATGAAGTAAATCCGACAGCTTTAGAAGCTTCTTGTGCTTTACCTATTTCTCTTCTTCTTTCGGCGCCTCTAATCATTGCCTCTCTAGACATATAATTAGTATCGCCAGAGAATTTAGTATAGTTATATACACCTTCTAATAATTTGCCATTTTTATCGACAGATTGAGCGTATTCGGTTTCTAAACTGCCTTCTAATGCAAGACGCATAGCAGTTACTTCTTCGTAATTGCTTATTTGCCCTATTCCATGATAACGTTCAATTAATGCTAGTTCTTCTTGATATTCTTTCTCCGTGCTACCAATAATAGTACTAAATACGTTTTCATCTTGTACTTCTTTAGAAACGTTCCATTCACCATTCTGATCTCTATCTACAACTCTAAAAGATATTTCAGTGATAGCTCCAGTTTCAGACTGGCCATATTTATTAATACCATTATGAGTCTCGGTATCCCAGACAACGGCTCTACCCTTTTGATTAAGATTATCAATACCTCTTTGAATTTGAGCCCTAGTCTGATAAATAGTTTTATTATCGACATGCTGGAATTCTAAATCAAAAGTATCAGCCATATCTGGTACTATATGTCTAGTATAATCAGTTTGTTCAGTATCAGGATCTAGTAAAGCATCAAAAGTTTTATTAGTCATGATACTATAAGCACCGAGACTATTATTTATAACATCTATATGCTTCTGTTGTGTTTCTTTCTTAAATGAATTTGGATGCTTTACTAAGAAAGAAGTTTTCATTTCTGTAACTGTATCTTGTAATGCTCTAGTAGCTACAGTGCCAATTAAATTATTTATTTGCTCTTTGGTATATCCAAGAGGAATATATATTTGTTCTAAACTTTGTTGTAAAAGGTCAAAACGCATATTGGCTCTTCTCTGCCCTACTACTCTTGAATCTTCTGAAGTATAAATTATTGTATTTTTATCGGCCATTATATATGTTAATCCTCCCGAATATTTTATCTATAACGAATTATAATATATATTCTATAAATTACCTAAAAAAATAGTCATTATTGTTTTTCAATGCAATAACGACTATTTAGTATTTATGTTCACGCAGTTTGTTCTTCTAATGATTCATTAACCATTCTTTGTCTCTCTTCAAATCCCGTATATCTTTTTATATCTGTTATGATCTGAGTAGTACTTACATTATTTACTTCCGTTACATTAATTTCGACGTCTTTTAAACCTCGTCCACTTAATATCTTTCTCATATTGTTTCTCATAGACAAAGTGTTATCCGTAGAATGATAATCTATATCAGGAGCATTAATAACTTTAGCTTCTCTTGCTTGATTTTCATAAAAACCAAAGTCAGATAACATCATACCTTCATTTTGAATTACTTTCATTTCTACGTCATCTAAATTAATATCAGGATGCCAACCTTCCCATTTAGCGGAAGGTAACTTATGCTGCTTAAAGAATTCTTCGTTACTTTCTGTATCTGGTTTATCCATATGCCATGATATAGATAAAGCTTTCTTTAAAGCTGGAGATACAAATTCTAATATTTCTCTTCTTTTATCTGGATTTCTTTCTTTTACAAATTCCATAAAGAATTCTTTGTCCTGTCGAGGTAATGCAGACATTATCTGTGACCAGCTAGAATTTTGGTCTAAGCCATACATCGTTGATTCTGCAGCTTGTTTATATATAATAGCAGAATGTGTCCATTTACCGCCTTTTATTATAGTAGTATCTTCATCTAATATATTAAGACGTTTGTTAATATCCGAAATGATTTCATTTTTTTCATCATTCATGACGCCACGGTTTGAACGTTTTAATGCCGTCTTTAGTTTATTAAGACTAGCCATTGCTCTTTGGATAGCATTTTTCCTTTTATCTTGCATATCCATCAAGTCTTCAACATCTACGCCTTCTTCATCTTTTGCTTTTTCGGCAGCAGCATGATATAAACCCATATATTTTAAATATGTGAGCCTATCAAAGTAATCTTCCATTTCCCAGCGTTTTAATGTTCGTTCTGGTTTCCAATCATGTCCTGCATTTCCAGATAATGTTCTATATATAGCACCGATACCAGCACCAATTGCAGCTCCTAAAGCTAACTTTTTGTTTTTCTTGACTATGTCTTTAATGTCTGTACCATTCATAGCACTAGATATGAGTTCATTTGTTCCTCGTTTATTATCTAAGAATTCAGCTACTCTTAATCCTAATGCTGCACCAGACATCATTTCATCAGCATAACTATTACCACCAGTGAAGAAATGTGCCGTTGAGGTTAGCAAGCTCCCTCCTATCATCATATTTCTTACGATATTACCATTGCCTCCAGCTATTTTAACTAAACCGCCTAAAGCTCCGCCTATAAATGCACCTCTGTCACCTAATCCAAACATTACTGTAGCAAGATGTTTTTCCATAGCGGAATATGATTTTGGGCTATTAGTTATATTAACAAAAGCTTCTCTTAATAAAGGTTTGATGAAATTATTTTCGTGTATAGCTCTTTCAAAAGCTGGTAAGAGCATAGTATCTATAGGATGAGACCAAGATTGATATTCATTACCATATACTTCTTCTGCCTTATAAGCTTCTAAAGGAGAACGAACTCTTAAGAACTGATCGCTAATCCAAGGTAAATCCAGATGAGCAATTTTTTCTGACACCCAACCAACCATTTGTTGTGCCGTTCCAATACGACCTAATAAAGCGGGAGCAGAATTATCATTGGCTTTTCTTTTAGCATCGCCCATTTCTATCATTTGTTCAGCAAGATTTTCTCCATCTACGTATACTGCAGCATTAACAGATTGAGAAGTATCTCTATTTTGTCTGTAAGATGGATCTTCATCTACTGCTACGGTAACAGTTTGCCCAGGATGAATATATTGACCTAAAGTATCAGCCATAGAATGTTCACCGTCTGTAGTAACAGTTGCTCCAGCTACTTTATATATAGTAGAACCCGATCTAAATTTACCATAACCTAATACTTCAGAAACTACGACATTGTCATATACTAACCCTCTGCCGACCAAATTATAGTTATAAAAATCATGTTTTTTGCCTTGCTGGTTTACTCTTTTTCTTATATCATCCATCTCGTCTATTAATTCTGGATCATATACTGTTTTCTTAGCTATATCTCTCCATAATTTATATTCAGCAGAACCAGGGGCTATATCTGCTAAGATTTTAAACCTATCGAAGGCACCGTAATCGCCGTAAGCATCAGAGTGTTTCTCATTGAGTGATTCCCAGCCTTTTCCCGGCAATCTCATTTCTCCATTTGTAATGGCTGTATATGGATCACCAAATCTAAATCTTTCCGGTAACCAATCTGGCATATTATTCATTAATGGATTTAACTTATTACTTCTATTATAAGTAGGAATAAAACGACGGGCAATTTCCATGATATCGCCGCCAAAACCGCCAATGCGTGAATCCCAGAAAGTTCTACTATAAGAAGTCATATCTTGAGAAGTTGCAAGTTCTTTATCTCTATATACTCCTAAGCCGATAGCCTCAGACCCCATGTAGCCATAAATACCGCCTAATAATCTAGCAGAACTAGTAGCTTCTTTAACGAAATCAGCACCTTTGCCTTTATTTATTAATTCACTAACCATATCTGGATCATTTAGTAAATCCATAGATTGAGAAGGTCTAAAAGTACTTAATTTTTCGGCTGATAATATTCCTTGATCTTCATCGAAAGTTCCATTAGCTCCATATTTAGCTTTATTTTTGATATCGACATTATGTTGTTTTAATATATTTAAAGTCTTTACATTGTATTTTCTAGCTAGTTTGCCTAAAAATCTGTCTCTGTATGTATCTTCTTCATCATCAATACTTGCCTCACCAGACATAGCAATATATGATTGGGCTAATAATTCATTGCCTACATCTAACTGAGATACATCTTTTATTTGATCCAAAGTTAAAGGTTTGGAATTTCTTGCGGCGACAACACCTTTTTCTCTACCATAAGAATCTGTTACATTACCGATATGCTCTCCTGATAATAATCTGCCATTATCTGAATAGCCTAAATTGCCATTAACAGTGCCACTGCCATCAGGTGATTCTAACGATGGTCCTAATCCTAAATATGATTTTATTAAAGTTCTACTATTATCGACAAAAGAATCCGTATTTCTGGATAACAAAGCTTCTGCTGTTATATCAGAATTAACGACAGGGTTATAAGTATCTTCATATACTCCATAAGTTTGAGTTAATTCTTCGGGTCCATTTAATCCATTATTATTTGCAGGATTATAAGTATATGTAGCAACTTTAGTATCTTCTGTTGGCGCATTAAAAGCAGAGAATCTCATCGCTTGTACATCATTGCCCTTTATAGCAATAATATTTTGAGCTCCTAAATCTTTAGCTTTATCTTTAATTGATTCATTTAACGCATACAATGCAGCTTTTATATCTACGCCATTACGTAAACGCCAATCATGCAATTCTTTTTGCGGTTTAATTATTTCTCCAATTGTAGGATTTAAAATTGCGCCCCAAGGAGTATTTTCTTGAAACATAGAACCACTTATAGGATAAGGTCTATCTTCAGAATGTTTTTCTTCTAACCAATATGGGTCTAACAAACCTATTAATGGAGATATAGGATTAATAGGAGTAGGTACAAGGCTATGGCTCCATTTATCGAAGTACCCATCATACATAGATTTATCATAGTAATCACTATTGATTCTTCGATTGAAAGTTGGCGCCCAATATTCTATCTGACTGCCTCTAGCTTCTTGAACACCACCAAAAGTCCACCACGGATCTTTTCGCATAGCAGTATAGCCAGTTTCATAATATTTCTTACGTTCATCATAGCTATCGAAATTTGTCTTATCATAATCGCCGCCAAAAGTATCGCCCCAGTATTGCATAATTGGATTTATAAGCATTTGGTCTTTTAACGTTTGAGTAAGACCGAATGTATCTAATACTTTTCTGCCGGCTAAATCTACATTAGCTAAGCCATTTGCCATTGCTCCAGAAATAGATTGTCCAGTAGCCGCATCAACTGTATCATCTAGCCATTCTGCATAAGTTATACCTAATGCTACAGGCATAACTCTTTTAGTCATAAAAGAACTGTATAAGTCAAAGACACTCTTAGTAGAATCAATAGAAAAACCTAAGTCAAATGTATTTAAGGCATCGGACATTCTTTGTCCGGCAAATAACAAACTTTGCGTTACGGCAGTCACATTAGACATATCATCTCTTCCTGCCGTAAATTGACCAAACATTGTATTAAAATTACGTCCTAATTTTACGCTATCATTAATATTGGTAATTAAATCTAAAGGAGTAGCAACTTTTCTTTGATAAGTATAAGTATTATAATGCATAGGAGAAGCAAAATCTTCATCCATTTCTCCTCTAGTTTCAAGAGGATTATGCACTTCATTTCTCATGTCTGCAAACATATCTCTAAAAGCAATATCTTCCTTGCTTGTGCTTTGAGACATAATGCTATCCATTGACTGTATTTGAGACCATACATCTTCTAGATCATCGCCAATATTCTCGTTTATTTTGGTCTTAGTTTGGAACATTGCAAAGAGAGACAAAGCTTTTGTGTTTTTATCCTCCTTTGTCTCTGTCTTTACATTGTCTAATAAATCTAATAATGATTGCCAATTAGTATTTTCTCCAGACTTAGTATTATCAGCGACATGCTGTAAAAAACCTTCTTTTCCTAATTCTGTCCTTAGTAAACTAAAGAAATCGGCACCTTCATTTACATATTCAGGACTTACTAAATTAGATAAAGCTCCACCTTCTAAACTGAGACGACTACTATCTGTTTTTAAATAAAGCATATTATAAGCATTGTTAGGATCATTTCTGAAACGGCTAATCATTGCTTCTAAATCTTTGTTTACGAATGTCTTCTTAGTAGAAGTTTGCATCACATACTGCAATAATTCTTCGTTATCATATTGATTTAATGCTTTAAATATGTCTTTAGCGGTACCAGTTGTATTATTTTCTAAGTTATTTAAAGTCTCATAGCCTAATTCATATGTGTTTTTTCTGATATATTTTTGGGCTCTGTCTATTGCTTCTTGATATTCTACAGCATACTGCCTTCCAATATATCTATCATAATCCGTTAAATAAGAAGCGCTATCAGCTTTTTCTTGTTTTATGACGTCTTTTAATAGATATCCAGTCGCTAACTTATTTTGTCTACCTTTTGAAGGATCTGTTAATTCGTCTAATACATTCTCAATATATGTTGGATCATTATATTTGGTAAATACACTTAATATACTGTTATTATGTTGTTTTTCATTATCCTGACCAATATCGAGCCATCTTTTTATAGGATTAGAACTTTCACTATATCCTACATCTCCAGCTAAATATTTAGTCATTCTTGGTTGGAAACCAAATCTTGAAGATACAGCTACTAAGTCTTCTAGATCTTCTCTATATTTTAATGCATAATCTTGTTCTATCTCTTGTCCTGTACTATCTTTTATTTTTCTTTTCGTAACGTCAGTTATTTCGAAGAAATCATCTCCTAATCTAACATAGCTACTGTCAACAACTTTAGGAATTTCACCATTATTTTTATTAGACAGACTATTAGGATTAGATATAGCAGCAAAAGTTGGATCATGAGAACCTTGAGCTATAAAGTTAAATTTAGGAGCATTATCTTCAAAAGAACGCATTTTAAAGATTTTACCTGGCAATGTGCCAGCTGCAAATTTAATAAAATCTTGTTTTGCTTCTTTTGCATATTGACTACTATACAATTCTCCATCTATACTTATTCTTGTGGTGCCATCGTCAAATTTTATATTACGAAATCTTTCAAGAGCTTCTTGTCCTTGTTTCTCATATTCATTCTGCATTTCTTGCAGATATTCGATAAAATCTTTTTGACCTGTAGTTTTACGACCATTCTGATTCTTTTTATTTAAAGTTAGAACACCTAAGTCAACTTTATCTTTGTTATCTAAGATATCTCCTATTGTCGCAGCTCTATCTCCATATAAGAAATCTTGTGTTTTTTCTCCAAAATTTTTAGATTCTTCGCCATATCTTTTAGCTACATAATCTAAATCATGCATTAACATGTCTTGAGAATTCTTAGCTGCAGTTCTCATTTCTTTAATAGATTCTTTCTTTAACGCATCATTTTCCATACGTTGCTGAATAAAATCTATTAATTCATTTGCCGCGTTTAATTCATCATCATTCTGGATTTTTAAACGAGTTTTAGCTTTAGTCAAATGAAGTTGATCTTTGTGATTTTCTGCGACATAATTAATAAACTTTTCAAATTTATTAAACTTATTATTGGATCCATTATTATGATATTTTGTTACATACTCATTTAATGCTGGAGCAATAACGTCTTTACTCTTAAAATACTTAAAGGCATAATCGTTATTATTAGCTGCATTTATAGTTTGAGACAATACTCCTGCAAAACCACCGCTTTTATATGGATTTATTTTCAAAGGACCATTTGCTTCATTTCTTCTTTTTATCCAAGCCTGTTTTAATTCACTTGATGCTTGTCTTACGTCATCAATAGTTAAATTATAATTTGCGTGTCTTTTAAGAGTTCTGCCTACGTCATTTTTTAAGAATTTATGAGCGACATTTAAATTATCAGATAAACTCTTAATAGCTCCAGTTCTATGTAAAAGAATTGCAGATCCAACACCAACTGCTGCTCCTGCTAATCCTTTTTTTAGCATTTGATTTCTTGAGTTATCATCATCGCTTAAATGGCGTCTAGATAATGACTCGTTATCTTTTCTTCCTTTATCTTTTTTGCGTTTTGCGCGTTCATCTTCTTCTCTCGCCATTATTTTATAACTCCTTCATCTCCATATTAAATAAAGCAGATACACATATAAGTATATCTGCTTTTTCTCTATATAAATATTTAGCTATTAAAAATCAATAGGATAATACCCATTAAGCTAAAAGATAATATTGTTACATCCATTTTGTTCAAACTAAAAATAATATCTATTAATTGATTCCATTTCTTCATGTTCAATTACCAACTTCCACCAAGTCTTAAAGCAGCAGGATCTGAGTCTACTCCTTCTTGTGCAAGTCCTTCCTCTCCAAGCATTCCGTAATCTTGTAAGCCTGCAAACTCTGGGAATTTACGTAAAAACTCTTCACGCTCTTTCATTTTATCAGGTGTAAGCTTATTAGCCTTGTTGCCACCTCTCATATTCGTATTTGTTTGCTGTGGGGGCTGAGGTGGAATTTCTGGAGGAATGTTTTCATAAATTTCTTCTGTGACTGGTTCTTGTGAGTAGTTTTGCTGTCTTGGGATTTCTTCTTCTGCTTCTTCTCCATAGAATTCTCCATCTGCTTCCTTAAACTGTAATCCTCTTAAATTAGCTAATTTCCATTCTGCGCGAGTAAGATATTTCATGGAACGCTCGACGTCCCATTCATCTATCTCCTCAATGTCAAATTGAGGGAAAGCCTCATTGATAATGCAAGTAATCTGATTATCTAAATCATACATTTCAGAGCGATAAAAATCTAATATAGAACGTCTGCTCTTTTTATCATCCAAATACGAATTTTTTCTAATAGCTTTCATTAATTCTGTAGGAATACCGGCATCTACACTGTCCCAGTCAAAACTATCAGGATCAGGATAAAGAAGACAAGTATCACAGATTAATTCTTCTTTTTCAAAGTCGTTAAATCTATTATCAGATAATATATCTCTATATTCTTTACGACCTAATGATCTATAAATAAAAATTTCGCCGTCAACTTCATATATAAACACATTTCTGTATTTCTTTTTGAAACCTACAATTAATTCGTAAATATCGACTCTCTTTTTCGCAGAGTCATCGTTCGTAATTTTTAACAAGCCAATCCCTCACTCTCGTTTCTGCATTGCTCATTATATATGCAACATACATATTGGATCCAATAGCATAGTCAATTAAAGTTCTAGCCATTTCTGTTTCTAAAGATGTACCTATAACTAAAAATGCAGTAGGTCCTCCAAAACTATAATTATTTAGTAGTTCAAAGCATTCTTCAAAATGATGTACATTTTGACCATATAAAACTACATTATCTTTTTCAACATCTCCATGAATATCATAAACTATCTTAGAGCCAGCTTTTTGATGTAATCCATCTACATTCATCGTAATTATTGGGATATCATATTCTGCTAAAGCATAATGAGCATCATTCGGCTCTTTATCTTTCATAACGTTTTTCATGTCATCATAAGCCTTGTTGAAATCTTTTGGATAATTTTCTCTATACCAGCTAGATAATTTTTCTTTTAAGCCAGGAGTATCTTTAAAAGTCGGAATGCCAGAAGCTTTACTAATGCCAGCGCCAGTAAAAGCTACAACTTGTTTGAACTTTTTAGTCTCCATAATTTTTAAAGTTCCTCTGTCTGGTCTAAGTTAAATCCAGATTCATCTAAGATTCTATCTGCTACAGTACTAGCTAAACCACCATTTTCTTCAATTAATTCTACAATATTATCTGGATATAATGCTACTTTTTCAACGATTTGATCCTGTCTATCAAAGATCTTAGTATCTTTGTCCAGAATATCTTTGTCTGTCATAATCTCTTTATAGTCAGCACGGCTAAGTTTGCGCCAAATAATGGTATTTTCACCAACAGTCGTCTTCCAGATTCTCTTATATTTCTCTTTCCATTCATGAATCTGTTCCTCATTTAATAAATTGTCATTTTTTTTCATTTTGTTTCCTCCCGAAAAATAAAAATATATAAATAAATTTTTAATACTATAATATATTACGCATATATTTAGCGTTTCCAACTATTTACGATTTCATCAAAATCTTTTAATTGTTCGTCTATAATTGGATCTCCTGTAGTATAGTAATTTTTTGGAGATTCTGTTGGATCAACTAATCCTGAACTATTAACTCCTCTATAAACTATGTTAGCTTCATTCTCTGGATCATATTCTGCACTGTTAGTTGTATTAGTTATAGTATTGTTTACTTTAGCAGCATTTTCTTCACCATAAGAACCTCCATCTGTAATAATATCTTTTGCGATAAAAGAATATGCTTCTTTAACTGGTCCTCCATATGCACCAACTTTTGTGTTACAACCTAATAAAGTAACTCCTTTTAAAATTACATGACAAGGAGAACCATATTCAGAATTTTGTCCATACATAATGTCTATATCGAAAGTATAATCATATATTGGAGCAGAATTAGTTCCTGAAATACCTATACCATTCAATGAAGTATTAATATATGTTTTATCTCTAGAATTATCTTCTATCATATATGACTTCATGTTGGTTATGAGATTTTCAACATTTTGTGCTGATTGAATTATCTGAAATAAATAGTTAGGAGATGTAAAATTTATCGTAAAACTACCATTTATAATTCTCGAACCTTTAGCTATTTCATCATAAGTATAGCTATTATATCCAAATAATGGGATAGTACTTTCATTAATACTCCACTCTATGTAATCTATATCTTCTACATATTCGTTGCCGAAATAGATTTCGGCGTCAATTTCTGAATAATATCTTTTTAATGTTGTTTGTCCAACAGAATATCCATTTTCTGTTCTAGTTATTTTATTTGTATTCAATAATGGAGTATACGTAGGTCTTTTATCTAAAGGTGTTGATGACATCTCTAATTATCACATCCTTTCAATCTGAATATTGTCTGTCAAAATTGTAGGATTAACGTGATTTCTAGAATCTATTAAAATAAACCCACTTAAACTATAATCCTTTAAATCGATAGCGAACATCCATGAAAACATATTATCTCTAGTTTCTATAGATAACCCTGTATTCTTAGAATGATAGTATTGTTTAATATAATTATTTTCATTATCCAATATACCCACACATACTACATACTCATTTTCATTATTTACAGGAAAAGTAAATATATCTCTGGAATAAGCATATTTGACTTTATCATTTATAATATAAGGACCATGTTCAAAATATGATATATAATCATATAATATAGCATAAATTATATTTGTCATCTTTTGTCTGTCGACATAATATATTATGACTTCCAAAATTAAGTTCTCATATAATTCATCTATATTAAAATCAGTTTTATTATATAAATATAATATTCTATCAGTAATAAATGGTATAGCTTCCGGCATCAATGATTTTAATGTATCCGTTAAATGATTTTTATATATTTCGAAATCTACCATTGACTTATTAGTATTATATTCGATCATATCTTCACTATCTGATACATTAAATCTAGTAATGGGACTAATTATTGCTCCTTCAGAGTCCGTTATAAAAAATAAAGTATTTCCGCTCATATAATTTTCGGTTTTGTCTATTCTGACTATACTATTAGTTATTTCAGTATTATGTCTATATATATCTTCTGTCATAACATCATCTTCGATAGTAGTAACATAATACTTTTTATTTGCTTCTTTTACAAAATCATAATCTTTAGTAAATACTTCAACATAATCACAATTCTTTACTATTTCTAAATGTGAACATATTTTATTTTGCGGCTCAATATATTTTTCTTTTAAATAATATATCTTTTCTGCATCAGATAACGTAGTTAAATAACTGGATAAATTTATATTGCCTATTACATTATTTTTTAAGTCATCTAATCTATCTTTATGATTATGCCACAATTCTGAAGAATATTTATCGTTAAACTGATAATAATAAAATTGCCCGCAAATACTATTGTCTTGTGACTTTAATAGAATCTTATATAAGACATCATTACAGCTATTAATTCTATATGATTCTTTAGTTATGACATGAGATTCATATCTATACTGTTTAATATCACAATCATAGGCGAATAAAGATACAGATTCTACATGGTTCTTAAAGTTTATATTAAATTCTCCATTATAGTATGGAGTATTAGTATACCCAGTAGAAAGATTCATAGCATAACTTAAATTATTTAAATATGTTTGTGTTCCGTAGATTAATGAATAAAAGAATAATATTTCATCATCTTCTATATCTTCTACTGTTTTAAATAAATCTATAATATATTCTATCAATGGTTTTTCTGGATTGTCGACGAATTGCCTTTTTATTGTATTTACGTATTTATTTTTCCAACCATCATCTTTACCATCTAATATGTTATTTTCTTTTAATATGATATCAAATATTTCATTGGGTCTAAGTTTATGGAAATATAATTTCATTGTTTTAGATTTACTTAAACTTCCTTTAGTATAAAAATTATATATTCCAGCTTTGTCTATTTTTTCTAATATGATTTTTGAAGAAGTGAGTTCTATTTCATTGATTACATCACTTCCCTGTAAAAAATAATATAAAGTATTGTGTTCATCTTTAAAGCTATTAATATGTAATTCTAATTTGTCGTCATATTGACGTTTAAAATATATCGGGAAATCTAACATAATATCTTATTTCTCCATCGTGTATATTAAATTTTCAGACTATCTAGAGCCTCATTAAATTTAGTTTGGTATTCTTCTTTTTTCTGATTATAAGAATTATACAGATCATATCTAATCTTGTCAGCTTTATCTTGAAGTATTTCTCCTTCTTCTAAAAGTTTATCGATTTGTTTATCGTATTCCTCTTTTATGCCTTTATTTATTTGCTCGCAATAAGAATCTAGTTTCTGTCGATTATTTTCTATGATATTGTCTTTATAATTGTTATAATCATATAATAAAGCTTCTTTTCCTTCATCATAATTTTTCTTTAATTCTTCTAATAATTGATTACCTTTATCTGGGTCTATTATATTTGTGTCTATTTCATTTTCTATAAATTTTTTTTCGTTTTCATATTTATCAGTCATTTCATTGATTTTATTTTGAACATTACTATTGGCTCTATCAATCAAAGAAAATTGTTCTGGCAATATGTTATTCACTAAATTATCTGTTTTATCTGTTAATTGTTTTATCGGCGCAACAAAATCATTTAAAGATGGAAGTTCTTCTGATATAGAATTCAGTGTATTAGATAAATAATCCATTATAGAATTTGATTCTTCTTCTATTGGTTTTTCAGAATTATCTTCTTTATCCGATTCTTTAGAACTATCTTTTAAGAATTCAAAAAAACCAGAATCTTCTGCAGAGTTATCATCATTTTTTTCATCCACAATAATAGGTTTTTCAGTTTTATTTTCTTTTTTAGAACTTGTAGCCTTATCTGTAACTTCAGTAAGATAATCTATATCTTTAGCATAATATTCATAAGTATTTTCTGTATAAACATCATTAATAGACATCACTTGGCCTTCATTTACTAAGGTAATTCCATATATTACTAATACTGATTTATCTCCATATTCATTAGCACAGGAAATCACTAAATCAAATTCAGGGAGTTCATCCATTAGAAAATGTGTCGTCATTCCTTTTTTGTCTGTATACTCTTTCATTAATTCTAAAGCAAAATGACGATAAAATACGCTAAATACCATAGTTCCTGCAATAGTTCTAGGACCAAATACATATCCTCGAGGATTCATGTTTCCTAAATTTCTTATTAAACTCTTTTCTTCATGAATAGAATAGGTAATATGCTGTAATTCACCTATAACTTTAGTAATTGTTCCACTTCCATCAGGCATTGGCATAATAATGGAACATACCATATCATGTCCGGAATAAGAATATCTTTTTCTAATATATTCATTTACTCCAGATTCTCCATTGCCTCCAAATCCAACGGGAGGAATAAACGTACTAACAGAACTTAACTCAGAGGGGCCTTTTATTGCTCCAGTTTCTGCTATGCCTGAAGGCAATTTTGTTCCGTTTTTCGCTAGAAAATTCTCTACCACACTAGCTATTTCGTCAACAGCTAATTCTATTCCTAATTCTTTTGCCACCATCTTGGTTGCATCATTAGTAACTAATTCTTTTGCTTTAGCACTAAGATTATTCCAATTGGTAATTATATTTCTGCCTACTCCTGTACCATATGTTCTTTCAGCTGCAGAAGGTAATCCTCGTGCTACAACACTCATCACTGTTTGCCCTATTTTTCCTGCCGCTTCTATTAATGCAGGAGGTAACTGTCCTGGCATATCTATTTCTCCTCTCTATCCTTTATAAATAAATAGAGAAAGTTGATATAATATCAGCTTTCTCTATAAAAAATATATAACTATATTATATTCTGTTTATACTATATAATATATTAAACTCTAATCATACCGTCTTTACCGCCCTCAAAAATTGCATTGTTAGTCTGAGGGGTAGCTGGACCATTAATAGCTTGCTTGTTAGAGTTATCAGTGGTCTGTTTCTGGTTATTGCTGCCACCAGTATTGGTATTGACAGTATTGCCACCAGTAGTGGTACCACCCTTTACAACAGCTTTCATGTAGTCAACACGACGGGCTACAAAAGTACAAGCCTTTTCAGAAGATACATTATCAATACTGAAACCAGAACCTTCATTCAAGATTTCTACAGAATAAATTACGACACGAGCATTCTGTCCATACTCGTTAGCAAAACTGATAGTAATATCAACATTATCGTTATAATAAATACGTTAAATTTATTATCCTATATTAATAAAGGACTCATAATTACTTATGAGATCAGACTATATTATTATCTTATAAAAGACAGTTACTCTTTCCACTTACTTAAGTGTACTGCATTCCTGCATAGTCGTTGAACCTTTCTTTATGAAATTAAAGAATTGGCTGCTGATTGTCTTTATTATATAAAGAGTTTCCAGCAATTAAGTAACTTTTCTCTAACTAATCACTTAGTTAGGCCACTAGATATTTTAATGGAGGAATTTCATCTGCATAGTAAATCTTAGTATGCTTAGTATCTGCTTTACCAGAATTAACAGCACCATTTTTAGAATTTAAGATATTTACATTATTACTATCTTCCTTCCCATCCCAATTACGAGCGATATCTTGAGTAATCTGAGCAGAATCGGTCTGATTAGTAATCATATTGGTTAATGCCTTATCCCATTCAGTGATATCCATTGCCTGCATATTAGCATTGCCACCAATACGCTGGAAGGAAGACATATCCACATGCTGTTCCAAAGCATTAATTAATGCATCATGATCAAATACGGTAAATACTAAAGTACCTGCAATACCGCGCTTCATTAATACCTTTAATTGTCTTAAAGGATTAGACTATATCTTCATCTTTTTGTTTTTTAAGATGTTCCGCACTTCGATTTAAGAGAATTTCACTCTCCTATTTTAATTCGTTTTGAATAGGACCTACATCTAATGCTCATTTATTTTAGTTCTCGAGCCATAATGGATTAGTCGTTGAACCTATCTTTTAAAAAAAAGATTAGGCTGCTGATTGCCGACATATTGGTACTAATTATATGTTACGGTTTTCCAGCAATTCACGGAATATATTATTCGACATATTACTATGCCGCGAGGCTTGCGTTAGATAAACCTCTGGAGAAAGAACGTGGTTCAGCAGAACCCATTGTATAGCGAATAACTATTATCATAGAATATTTTTACATTCTATATCTTATATTTTCATATAAGTTTAGCATATCTTTTCAATCAATTTATATGGAGATTGATGCGGCCTCTTGGTTCTATTATTTCAAGAACTATGCGTTGCGGCTGGTTAATATATATAAACCTTCACCTCTGATTAACATATTTTATTATATAAATAAAACTTAGCCTTCCAGATTTTTTCCGCATTTCCTTCTAGTGCTATCCATATTTTACACTAGTCCGACCTACACTATAGGTTAATCGGTGCTTTTTCTCTTTGAACGCTATATGTAATAGCTTGTAATTCGCCGATCACCACACCAGCGAAAGTTGCGACAATGTCACACCCACTAAAACTGGTATAAGTACGAGTATAAGCAGATGCTGTCTGATAACCTGTTGCCATCTTTATATTTTCACTCCTTAAAATTTATAGATATGGAGAAATCCGTTTAATAGATTTCTCCATTAATCTATATACTAAATATTGAATAATTTTTTCTTATATATTAAAGTTCATCCTGAACTGAAATGTAGTTGTTAATTTCCCTAATCTCATTAATAGGTACAATAGTATAATTAATATCGATATAGGTAAACTTCAGAGCATTTGGATCGGTAGATAAACTGAACTCATACTTTTCAATCAAAGTATTAACTAACTTATCTAAAGCAGACTTAATCGCAGTATGTAAAGCATCTCTGTTTGCAGCATGGTTCTGCTTACCGATAAATACTTCTGCTTCCTGACGAATCAGATCTTCTACGGCATGCATAATACGACTGCAAGCAAGACGACGGAAAGAAGAAGTAGCAGGAGCCATAGTAATACCATCAGTAACGACAATACCCTTCTTTACGGAATTTTTAAAGGTTACGATACCAGCAGCAGTCAACTTAGTAAGCTGAGAAGTAGTAAGATTAAAGGTTAAGGAAGAAAGATTGATACTCTGGTTAGTAGAGCTCTGATCAAGAGGGAGAATAGATACCATACCAGCATAACCAGGAGCGCCCTGAGAAAGATAAGTATAGTTTTCATCGCCTACAGTAATCAGATACTGACCAAATACACAAGATACATTACGACCTACATCATAAGGTTCGTTGTTTTTGTTTAACATGTTCTGACCGATAGCGTTCTTAGCAAACATATCATAGTCATATCTAGACAGAAGATCTACTTTCTTAGAAAGACCAACTAAGCTAGAATCAGTCTGACGATCGAAACCGATAAGGCCATGAGTTGGGCAAGTCTTTAACTCAGTATAAGTACAATGCTGAGCAAGCTGTCTAGCAAAGTTATCAGTAGTACGATAAGGAATATGCATAGTATAGTCATAACCAGTAGTACGATCTGTAGTCAAAACATAAGTCTTGCCAAGTTCAGTATCGGCTACATTAGAACTATCTACGATATAATCTTTAACTTCTGCTCCAAGAGGAGTTAAAGAAGCGGTAAAGAGCTGATTAAGAACTGGATGGTCATTAATAGCAGTTACCAACTCTTCGAGAGTCATACTATCGAAATATGCGGAATTAATATTTACAGTGTTGTAATCCTTGAAAGGCATAGATTCTGCGAAAGTAAGTAACATAGCTGCTTCATCAGACTCACTCTTGCCAAACATAGTATTAACGTCGCCAAGAGGAGTAATCTCATTAGCAGCAACTGGCTGAAATACGAATACAGTATCTAAAGCTTCACCAAGAACATACTCATAGCCAGTACCTAAACGATCAGTATATTCATAGTTAGAAGTACCGCTATTAAATGTAAAGTTCTCTTCTACGAAAATTAAATTGCTAGAACTATCAACATCGCCGACATATAACTTATTGCCTACGATAAAATGATTGCCGACATAATTCAAATCATTAATGATAGTAACAACGTCATCTAATACCTTTACCAGCTTGTTATCATTTGTGCCATCGATGATCATAATGAAAGTATCATTCTCAACTTCTTCTGGAATAATCTTAGCAATATCATCAACAGTATCAGCAATAGTAAATACTTCGCCGGCATAAATGTCTTCAGAAGTATCAGAAGCAGGACTAGTAATCTTGTTGAATGTTACCTTATAAGCCTTAGATTTAGTAAAGTCATCCTCTGCTACCTTAGTAGTAAGAGTCATATAATCATTCAATACAGAAAGACTTTCCTGACTAGTCTTTAAGAAATCTGCTGGCTTAGGGAGCTTTGCAGAAATCTTAGTATCGGCACCTACATGAGTAAGAACACGATATTTAATCTCAGCACTTTCAATAGCACTATAAGTACCTTCATCGATATACTTCATACGAGCAATATCTTTAACGTTTGCTTCTCTAATTCTAGGTGGGAGATCTTTACCATCTGCTCCGACACCACGCTTCTCAGCTACAGCAGTAATAGTATAGCCATTACCCAGACGTTTATAGATATCGAAAGTAGAAAGCTTAGTCTCTTCATAATCTACTTTATCCTTAGAGAATACTACATCAGCAGCACCAGTTACTTCTAAGAAATCCCATGGAGTACTCATGATAACACCACAGTCACGAACGTAAGAAGCAAATTCCTTACGACGAGCGCTATCGAAGTAAATAGGATAATCACGACGAACATCGGTGTTAATCTCTAAAGAACGGAAATAAATATCCTCGAAGTTATCATAAGGAACTTTATCACTATTTTCACTAGCCATTAATAACTTAGTAGAAGTAATAGGCAGACATTCGGAATGATCACGACCAATGAAGTATACACCTGGGAGCAATGCACCCAATGGAATATTATAAGCTTCAGTGGAATTAGTAATATTCTTACCGTCTCTATCTACAATAGTTAAAACAATAACATTATTGCTATCAGTCTGATTCAACATACGAATAACTTCGACAAGAGGTGTATTTGAATTGTATCCGTAAGATTGAGCAAGTTTAATTTCCTTTACGAGAATAGAATTTGCAGACTTAACGTCACCACGTTTGCGTTCAGCAATAGTTGCACGAGAAGCAGGCTTATAAAGATAAATTGTCTCATTACCTGGAGTATTATCATATCTGATATAACAATCCTTAGTAATATTGGAAGGGAAAGCAGAACTTAAGCGGATACGATTCATAGTATCAGTGCAGAAATGGAAATCTTTATGCATGTCTTTACCACTAATACGAACACCGTAAATTGTACGACATCCACGATCCCATGCATCCTGAATACCTGCCATCAAAGATGCTTCCTGACGCTTAATAGGATCAAAAACAGCACCGAATACATACTTTGCATGCTCTGGATTATAAATAGCTACTGGCTGGTTTACAGGACCATTAAAAGCTGTACCAATAACTACAATAGAATCAGTAGTGCCAAACAAAGATGTATCATATTTATAACCGGTATTGTCTTGAACTTCTATGTAGACGCCAGGTAAATTGTCATCATTGTTAAAAATACTGTTACTCATTTTGTCCTCCTTAATTTTTTGAATTAATTGAATTATTATCAACTTGTTCAATGAGTACACCATTTATAGTTGAAAAGAATTCTACTATATGTTTTTCTATTTCAACATAATATTGCAGACTTCTTACTGAAATAGATTGTCTGAATATATCATAATTGGTATCTGTAAAATGCTTTTTAAAGATTATTTCGGCTACACCATTTTCTTTTAAATATCCAGTATAGTTAAAAATTAAATCTTCAAAATCATTCATGGTTTTGTCAGCTTGTTTATAATCACAAGCTAATATGTCAAATTGCACGACACATTTTTGTCTGGCGCCCCAAATACGACCTATACGCTTTTCGCCACTATCTTTATCAGTTATTTCTACAATATCTTCTCTTGACCTAGGTTTTAATTCATCTTTAGGTTCTCGAGAAATTATTTTATAATAAATCATAGGATGTTCTATAGCGACAGAAATATCGTTTATAGGTCTACCACCTTCATCTGGATAGAATGTTACATTATCTTTTTTCATGGATTTGGTTACCAACATACTGATCATTTCAATTAAGTCGTATAAAGTAGCACCTTTATTGGCTTTTGTTTTATGATCAGGATAAGTAATGTCTTCTTCTTTTGGGTGCATTTTTTTGAAGAATTCAGCTGACATATCAGATTTCCTTTGTAGCATAGCTTCAAACATATTTACTCTCATAAAGTTTAATGCACCGACCTTCCCAAAGATAAATGACATTTTTCCAAACAATTTATTGGCCAGATATCAAAATCTACATTAATAATTATTACGCCTGGTTTGTTTATATCTTTATAGGCGCTAATAGAATTTATTTGATAATTATATATTACATAGTTCATCAATTTATTTAAATAATTCTCTAATTGATTTTTTACTATTGTTTTATGATAAGCATTAAAGTATTTGCCTATAATATTTTCAATTTCTAGTTCTCTTTTTATCAATTTCATAATTCTACTTATAAAATGAATTTTAATAGCAGAATTATCTTCTATGTAATTAATTAAATTTTCAACAGTAGTGTTTTTTACGTTATGTGCTTTAAAGTAAGCAAAGTTACCGATATCATCAAAGCTATCAATATCAAATATTGTAGGACCAAATTTATTATCGGGGTATCTATTAATATCGGCAGCGCATAAACTACCAGCTAATGAAGCATTTGCATACTGTGTATTTACTAAATTGTTTGTAACAAACAACACATTTTCTTTATTTATTTTTGTATTGCAACTTTTTAGAAATATATCTTCAGCTTGCTTCATATCTTTTAAGAAACTATCAATATTTTCATAAAGGCTGGCATGTTTATCTGTTGTTATTATTACCGACTCTGTTTTGTTATATGATATATAGGATAACAAAAAAGCAATAATTGAAACTTTAATATGCGTGTCTTTTTTAGTTAGAGTAATTATATCGGATATTTTTATACTAACTGGAACAATATAAGCAAAATCTAATTCTCCAATAAGATTGCCTAGTTCTAAATAATCATAATGATTCATTAAATTAAGTATAAAAATATATTTTGCACCCATTTTTTGAGCTTCAAAAAATGCTTCAGATATATCTGAATATCCGTAATGTCTTATTACATCGTCATAACTTGTTTCATATCCTATTTGTCTTAATTTGTAATTTGTAGCACCCTTGCCTACAATTAATAAGTTAGCATGTTTGTCGACGACGACATTTAATAATGTAGACATATTAGACATCATATCCAGCTCCCTTTAAAGTTTCTTTTATCGAAGCTTTTATTTTTTTAGCACGCATTTTTTGAGGAGCAGTTTCGTATTTATAATATATAGGATCAGAATGATCAGATCTCATAGCATATGCATGTTGAATTACGTCTAATTGTTCTCCGTCTAAGATTAAATCTTCGTCGCTAGCTTCTACATCTTTTAAAGTATAATAAACAGAAATTACTCCTATTTCGCCAGACCCCATACCATCACCACGAATAGTTACTCTATTATTTTGATGGGCGGCCATAACTCTTCTTAATTTTACTTTCTTCCCTAAACCAAAACATTTTTTACAATTTGAATCTGCTTGATGAGTCGTAAAATTAACACAGGGGCAATCTACATCATTATCTTTTATAATAAACCATATAGGATAACTCCATTTATTTATATCTTTAACGATTCGTTCATCAAATGGTTGAATAATGAGCACCCCTTTCTTATCTATTCATTAACTCCATTGAGGAGGTGTTCTAGTAACATCATTAAGAATACTATCAACAGATATATAACCGACTTCAGAATTAGAAGAAGATTTAAGACCGATACGTGTAGCTTTAGGCTTAACCCTGCCTTCGTTATAGTATCCACGGATAGCGTCTTGCCATTTTTTCAAGGCATCTCTTAATAAATTAATTAAGTTTTTAAAAGAAGTACTGTTTGTTGCATCGATTAATGTGGCATCGCCTAATGTATAAGTTCCGCCCCCACTCATAGTTTTATCCATGCAAGCTCTTAATAAACATTTTAATGCTACACTACATCTAACAAATTGCTGTACGGCAAAATCTTCTGGGTCTGCTTCTCCGCCAGATATAAAGTCTGCTTCCTCAGAAGCATGTTTTATATAAGATAATAAGTTAGATTCTGGAATATTAAAAGTATCCGTTAAAGCTATTAAACTTTTTAAAGAACAATACATAGGAGTGATAGCTGTCGTTATCACATGAGTCGAATCTGGATAGTATATTCCACTAATTCCTTTTAATCCTTTTATCTTAATAATATATTGAGAATTATCCTTTATTTCTTCATCTCTAGGAATAATACTTAATATATTATCATCAACTTCAATTTTAACTGGTACTTTTTCCATATAAAGTTATCAACTCCAATTAATTAATATACCTGAAGCAGTTTTATCAACTTTGTATCCTAACTTTTCTAAATAATCTATATAATTTTTATTTAACTTATCGTTTTTAAAAGTGCAATATGGGATACCTTCTTGTATAGCATTATTTATGTTGTAAAAAATAGAATCTAGAATTTGACCTTTAAAATCTAAACCTTTATCTTTCCAATAATTTTCTGTTAAAGATTTAGCCATAGAAGCAGAAATGATTTCTTTACTAGCTTCTATTTCTTTATTCTGCTCAAAATTTTTAATAATATTTCTATCTAATATCAATCGAAATCACTCCTATATACAGTTATTTTTAATTCTGAAATATCTATGTCGTCATTAAAAACAAAGGTAAATCCTTCTTTTGGCGTTATTCCATTTGCTGGAAGATCTTCAATAATTAATTCCTTGATATTTTCATGGATAAAAGCATCATCATCTATTTCAACATCCGGTTCTCCAGATTCAATTTCATCTGTTTTATCCTCAGGGACAATAATTCCAGTTGAGTCTTCTTTATCTTCATCTTCGTTATCATCTCCTGAAATTCCAGGTGTTTCATCTTTATCTTTTGGTTCTTCATCGCTATCGTCTCCTATAGAGACATCTTCGTCTTTATCTGAAGTTTCTTCATTTTCATCCGAATTATTTTTATTTTCTTCACTTGTTGATTCTTCTGAATCGTCACTAGGATCTTCTTCGGAAGATCCAGGTGTATCTCCTGGAGTTTCTGTTTCTTCTAAATCCGGAGATGAATTTTCATCATCAGAAAGATCTTCATCTGGCTCACTGTCATCAGGATTTTTTGTGTCTTCTTCAGATTTATTGTCTTCATTGGAATCTTTATTATCTTCAGTATTAGTATCTGATTTGACAGAATTGTCCCATAAGAAAGTAACAATATCACTCCAACGGCCATAGTATTCTTCATTCTGGGCGCGGATTCTAATATAATATTGTCCTTTTTCTAAGGTATCAAATAATTCTATTTCGTTTTTACCAGAAATTTCCGTTTTAAATTCTAAGTTATAAAAGGCATTTTCTTTAGAGATTTCTAAGTAATAATTATTTTCTAACTTATCTCCAGTTTCTTTCCATTCAATTTTTAAAGAATTAATACGCTCAAAATTAGAAGGCCGTATTATCTTTATATCTGAAATAACTTCCGAATCAAATATGAAGTTTCTAATTAAACCACTTTGTAATTCCTCACCAATAATTGATTGAATCTTACCTTGGATAATTAACATATATTCATCTTTAGGTTGTGGCCAATCTTTTAAAGTGATTAAAATATGAGGTCCATCTACATCAATTTCTACTATCTCATATCTATTAGCAGTCTTATTTAAAACTATTATATTTTGAGAAGTAACTGTGTCAGAATCTATATCTCTGTTACAACGCAGAATGATTCTTTTATTTTTTAAACTTGTAAAAAAGTCAGTTATGCTAAAAGTTATATTAGCCATAATTACTTATCTGCCTCGGCAGTCTTACTCTTTTTACCACGACGCTTCTTTGAAGTTTTTGTAGCATCTTCTTCGTTTTCTGTCGTTTCTACAGTCTCAGAAGTTACTTCTTCTTTCGTTTCTACATCTACTGTAGCTTCTTCAATCTGAGTATTGTCTTCTTTAACTTCTTCTTTAATGGTTACTTTTTCTGGAGTTATTTCTTCAATAGCTTTTGCTTCTGGGATTACTTCTGTTACTTTAGCTTCAGGGATAACGCTAGCCATTTCTTTTTCTGATACTTTATTTATTTCCTTATTGAATTCCTTTTTACTCTTAGATACTACATAAAAAGTATTATTTTTCTTAACTAGCTTAAAAGGAGAAGGTTCTGGGCCAAATGTTCCTGATACTAACTGAAGACAACCATTTTTAACACTTCTTCTAAGTCTTGTACAATTGGTTCCTGCATATACTGGTCTCTGAGGTTCTGCTAAAGTAAGGTGAATTCTGCTTAATTCATCATAATAACCGACCTGCCCTGGAGCAAGTCTAATTTCTGCAATAATTTTTCTTGAGTCTTTCACGTATATAGACTTCCTTTCCTTATTTTTCTTAAAAAAATTGGGGCGACCTTTTTAAGCAGTCGCCCCAAAAGGCATTATTTAATATTTTTATATATTAATTTCCTGATCAGGGAAGAGTTGTCCCTTCTGGAAGAGTTGCATTAATATTAACAGTAGGTGGAACAGGATAAGTAGGAGCGAGTGCAATATTACGTGCTACGGAAATACCCTTACCATTTTCTACAATACCAATACCATAACGTTCCTTAACCTTCAAAAGACGGATATCTCTCTCTGGATCAGTCCAGTTATCAGTAGTTAATGCTTCCTTCTCTACGATAACACCTACATTAGCTCTATCAATAATGTACATATCGAAATTCTTATTCTGCTTATCGAAACGTACATTGTGACTGAAATTAATAGTCATAGGCATTGGCAGACGACCCTGGACATCTTCTGGACGCATAATTATCTTCTGAGGTCCAATATCAGCTTGCAAACCTGCGAAACCAGGAGTACCCTGAGTTGCACCCCAAGGATGAACATTCTGTCCACCAAGAGCACCATAGCTTAAACCATTACCGATCATAGAATTTCTAGCGAATACAGTCCAACACAGTGGATGCATAATAACATCAGTAGGATTCATTCCTTCACCCATAATAGCAAGGCTCAAATCAAGGAAATCTTCAGTAGATAAAGTATCATTGAAGTTACCGTGAGAATCACGACCAGTAGTACCAGCTTCTGGAACCTGTTCGCGTAAAGCATTATCAAAAATTACATGACCATGAGTAGAGAAAGACTGGAAGCCCCACTGATCCTTATAACGACCCATAGCGGTACCCATCTTACGAACATTAATACCGTAAATGTCCCAACCGGAATCAGAAATAGCTTCTTCAGTAATAGATACCTTCAAACCAATCTTCTTAACACGAACTTCGAGAGTTCCGTTTTCGATGGTATTGATGTCTACGCTGTCTTCATTGTAACGGCCGCCCTCAGATACTTCACTTGCACGAAGTTCTCCGACAACAGGAATAACGAATACAGTAGAAGCACCACCCTCTACATGAATAGTATTCATGAATCGAGTAGATAAAAGTTCTGGTTCTGCTGCTTCACGAAGCTGACCTTCAATAACCTTAGGGATTAACTTAATTGTATCGGTAGACATAAGGGATTCAGATACAGTAGTACGGCCCTTACTAAAATCACCATTCATATTACGTACCATCTTTTCCATAGTATCAAAAGTACCAGGCTTTATAGATGGCTTATTCTTACTCTTGCCAGCATCATAAGCTTCCTGCTGAGCAACTGCAGCTTTACGAAGCTTATCGATGTTTTCAAGTGCTTCTTTCATGTTTAATGCCACGAAATTTTCCTCCTTATTATTTTGGATTAAATCTATATAGTTGGGTGTGAGGAAGCTTTCGTATACTTCCTCTCTACACCCCGAGTAAAATCAAATTTACATTAAATATATTACGCTATTTATTTTTCTATATAATATTACTTCTGTAATAAAATTTTTACGCTACCGCAGCAGCCATCCCAGTCCATGAATGTAGGCACTCCTACAAGACCACGCATCTTGTATTTGAACTTAACTTCTGCACCGTTTGGATAAGAAGCTAAGAATGCATCTGCCTTCGCCTTATCAAAAATTTCAATAGTAATAATACCCTGTAATTCAGAAGCATACTTAACACGGAATGCGTCATGCAATTCTGCACCAACGATACAGTTAGTAAATGCATCATCGCCGATGGCAATCTGTAAGGAATTAGCATCAATATCTACATCAAGGGTACGGAAGAACTGATCAATATACTCTGCGGTAGTAGAATGAATAATGCCAGCCTTGTAAGGTGCTACATCTCTAACAGCTACATTCTTACCATCGGTAAGACCAGGAATACCCATCTCACCATAACGGAATTCATTATTCATACGTGGATCATAGTTATCACGACGACCTACGGATGCTAACATATGTAAATCATGGTTCAGATAATTCTTATCAAATGGATAACCAGGATACTTACCCTCAGAATTAAATGGGGAGCTATTTACTGCATCTTCACCACGACGGTTATTCTTAGCATAAATTGCAGGATTGAAACCTTCCCAATTTAACTTATCTTCGAGTGCCCATTCTGCCCATACAGCTGCACCTTCAGGAATTAAATTCTTATTAACGGAATAGATAGTGCCAACTACCTGCTGACGTTCCTTCTCATATTCTGCTAAAGACATAGATGCAACAGCAGCTTCAGAAGAAAGAGGAGAAATAGTGAATCGACCATTTTCATCAGACTTAACCATTGCACCTGGAGTAAATGCACCATATGCAGAACCCCAAGGATTCATCTCAGCCTTATCTTTATAAGCGAACCATGGAATCTCGATCATGGAATCAGTAAGAATTGGGCCAGGCATAATGCCATTAAATGCATCCTCATCACGAGTATATTCATTACGCTGTAATACACCCAATGGAAGGTTACCGGAACGAACATTATCAACTGTCTTACCATCTTTAGCTACTTTACCAGTCTTTGCATCAACAGTATAACCAGCATCGGTTAACTGGGCAGCTGCACCATAAAATTCAGCTACAGAACCAGAATCACTTACTGGCTTAGCAAATGGACGATAGAACTGATCAGTATAGGAAGTTTCCATGCCCTGAACAGGAATCCAATCTTTCTTAGGATTCATTACTTCTCTGCCCTGAGATGCAGTAGATACCAAAGCAGTAGCAGAACCAGAAGAATTTTTATACTTATCAGTATCTACACGCAAACGCACAGGCGCACCGCCATTTGCGAGTGTTAAAGTATTATATTCTTTCTGAGATTCAAAATCCACCAGATTCATATTCTGGTCGGCAGCTACGATTCTACCCTTTGGAATTACCATTTGGTTAAAACCATAACCAAAACCATACTTAAATAAAACAGGTAAACGATTATCGAACTCATACTTAATATTAGGAACATCATGCTCAGACACATTCATGAAATTCTGAGTACGATTTAATCTATCTGCACCATCTCTATATCCAGGAAGGCTAGGATTGAAAATTTCACCACGAGCACCTGGCTGAAGACGTTCCTGAGTGCTATAATTACTAGGCTGTAATGCCATTATATCTTCCTCCTATAAATTAATGATTAACGTCCATAATGGGACATAATATTACTAAAGATATTCTGAATGCCTGCTTCTAAATCGATAGGCTCTTCATCATTTTCAGCACTTTCTTTTGTATTAATACCAGAACCAGTATTATCTACAATTGCTGGAGAAGAAATCTGCTGTGGAATAGAAGTATCTTGAACGCCTTCTTCTACTTTCTGACCTTTCTCAGAGAATTCTTCCTTCATATCCTTAATAGAACAACGAATTGCTTCTTCAGAACGATTCTTGATATCATCAGCTTCATATTCTTTCTTACCAAGAATCTTTCTCCAAGCCTGAGCTGTATCGATAAGACTTTCCTTAGCAGCAACCTTACTATCTGCTAATGCAGTTTCAAGACCTTCACGCATAGTCTTAGCTTCTGCTTCTGCTGATTTCATATTTTCAATTTCCTTATTCAAATCAGCAATCTTATTCTCAAGACTTTCTTTAACGGAATTAGCGTTCTCAATATCTTTCTTATATCCATTAACGGATTCTTCAAGATTCTTGATCTGCTTTTCTAAATTTTCTTTTACGACTTTCATACTTGCAAGTTCTGAGGAATTTTCATTAACTTGCTTCTGTAAATCAGCAATCTGTGCTTCTGCAGCAACTAATTCTGCTGACTTTCCATTATCTGCCATTTTATTGTCTCCTTCTTTAATTTTATTTTTTATGTTAACATCTAGCCCCTCAGAAACTTGAGCCGGCGTTTTTGATGTCGAAGTTGCAGGATAAATCTTTACATTTTTAGCGTATACATCGCTAGGCACAATTACATAACTTAATTCTTTTGCTTCAATATTGTACATGTCCCAGTAACATATTTCGCTACCATATTTATTACCTCTTTCATGGTCTTCTGCACATCTACCTTCTTCATTTATTTGTCCGCCACAAATACTGCAACGTACATCATAGGCAATTACTCCAATAGATACAGTGCTTTCAGTACCATTTTTGATTTCTTCCATTGCTTTTTCATCAGGAACATTTGCTGTAAATAATAAAGCAGGAGTTCCTGACAAAGTATTATCTTCTTTGTATGCTGCTGAAATTACACGACCAATTATTGGACTGTTCTTTTCGTTATGATGCTTTATTAGAGGCCTTCTGTAAGGCTTAGTCCATGAATTGACGCTTTTCTTCAGGCATTCTGGCATATATCTAGTAAAATTTCTGGTAGCATGCGGATAAGCATGAATACCTTCGATATCTACCATCAAAGAATTAGGATCTACTGGATCATCATTTGAAGCTTCAGCTATATTTAATCCTGCATTTTTAAAATTTTCTACAGCATTATTTTCTACGAACTGATAATTAAACTTAGAACCATCAGTATATTCTTGAATCATTAAAGCCATTTTGCTACTTATCACCTACCTAATTTTTGTCGTTGAGCGACAATTTACAAGTGCAATATGCATGAAATGGCGGAATATCTTCTAAAATGAAGCTACTAGTATTTATTACCCGCTCATACTTGTCTTTATCATTGCTCTTTCCAAAATTTACATAAATTTTATTAATTTTTAATTGCTGGCATGTTTTAATGTATCCATACCAATAACTTTTATCTACGATATGTTCCGTTAAAAATCTTAAACGATATTCTATAGAATCAAACACGGCTTCTTTCTCTTGCCGATTATTTGCTTTTTTTATCTTTTTATTTATATCTTTAAAGATAGATTTACTAATTTCGTCTATTTTATCATCTATTAAAGACATAGATAATTTATTTATTGCAAAATCTTTTTCACCACTATCTTTAATTGCTTTATTTATACCTTCTTGCACTTTAATAGCGGTATATTCTTTTAATTCTTTTACGATACCGTCTCTTGCTATGGCTAATGTTGCATAGCTATTGCCATGTTCACATATATCATTACGCAAAGAATTATATCTTTTATCTATGTTTTTAAAATTTTTTTTGTAATTGTCTATATTTTCTTTCGTAATTATATTACTATCTTTATTCGATTCTAATATATCTTTATCTAAATTTTCTTTTATGTGAACAGAACTTTTGCCATTTTTATTTTCTGGTTCAATAGTGTTTTTTACTGTCCCTGAATTATCTTTTATCTTTTTATCTGGGCCTGTATTTGCATTTTGGTTATCTGAATTGCCCGTATTGCCACCCATTTTTGCTTGAATTAATGATATAGCATTAGGCGTTTGAATTTGATTAGCATAAAGCCTAGATTCATCAACATTATCAGCTCTTCTGCCTGTAAGCTTCCTCATTTCTTCAAAGGTAATACAATTACCTTGGAATTGATTTAAGGCATGAGTTTCCATCTTAACTCTTGTTTCATTATTTATCTCATTGAAAGCAAAACTACAAATATCTTGTTCATTTGCTATAGGATTATATCCACCTTCAAGAAGTAGTTCATTAAATACGAGTTCTCTAATTATAGTAGAAAAACAGAATTGATAATATTTAACGGTGTCATGTATTTGTTCTTCCATGGAGTCAGCATCTTGTTTTGCTCCACCTCTTCCCATCATAGATTCAGAAGAATTTAAAGCGGAGAAAACTCTTTTCTCAAAATAAGAAAGATATCCGGTTATATCTAATGCTACACCATCAGCGCCTATTGCTTTAAACTCTGTTCTTTCATTTGTAACAAGAATTCCATCATTAGACATTTTTTCTACTTCTTTTTGTGCTTCTTTAATTTCTTTATCAGTAGCCATTAGTCCAGCTTCAGCTATACCTATCTTCATCTGATAAGTTGGGGAAGAATATCTGTAAATTAAATTAAGGACATTACCTTCAATTTTACGAAGTAATTTAACATCCTCTATTGCTGCAATGATTCTTGGTGTACCGAATGCAGCACCTCCAGATTTATCTATATAGAAATGAACCACATCTGTTGGTTTAAACGTCTTTTTATTATTACCCGCTTCCTGTTGATACTGTTTAATGGTTCCACTTTTATCTCTTTTTATTGTTATAGTAGCAGGATCTACTCTAAAATATCCACATACAGGATTTGAATCGAATACTCCTTTTGCTTGTAATCCTCCTATATTACTCATCTGTTGTCTAGACTTAATCCAAAAAGCATTAGAATAAGTAACTAAATCATCTGCAGTTTGTTGAAATAACATATCCGTAGGAGTGCCCGTCATAAAACTCATCATTCGGAGTCTTCCTCGTAAATATTCTGCTGCAGCATCATTTTCACTAACAATAGAATATCCAGCTTTAAATATAAGCTGAGACTGTTTAGATATTGCCATTTTTATATAAGAATCACCATTTACGGCATTCTTTATCTCTGACAAGTCTACTTCTGGAGATGTAAAGTCATCTGAGTTATCATCTCCAGTAAATCCAACTGCTTTAACTACGAAATTATTTATGTTAGAAGAAGTAATTTGTCCGCCAGAACTTTTTCCTCCAGCTTCATCGACACTTATTTCTTTTATCTCTTTATCTTTTTTACGCCAAAACATTAAATCAGTTAAGTTCACTATATTTTGCACCTTCCTTTTATCCTTTATACCTCAAGATAGAGTCCCAATCTTCATAAAAATTAGTTACGGCTATCTGTTCATCGGCTTGATATTTTGCGCTCCTAGCATGTACCATTTGACCTCCACCTAAATAAAAAGCAACATGATGAGAATTACTTAAAATATCTCCACGCTGTAATCCGCTTTCACCTGGATAAGATAATTCTTCGAATCCATATTGACATAAATCTGAATTGAAAGAATCACCACCAAAAGCGTAAGGTAAATTCAATCCAGCATTCATAAGGCCATGACAAACCAATGAAGTGCAATCATAATTAGGTCCATCTCTGTCTGCCTGACTATAAAGATGCTGAGTAGAATTATCGTTCGCTATACCTATACACCATTGCAGAGCTTTTTCTATTATGTCGCTATTAGCCGAACCAGTCCCGCCCGATGAATTATTTTCTGATGTATCGGAAGCCGAACCATTTGTACGATCGTTATTATCCTGCGCTGGCTGAGTATCTGAACCATTAGAACTCCATGATTGAACTTTATAATCTTCTTCATTAACTTTTTCTTCTTTAACAGGAGTTTTCGCTGTAAAATCAACTCCGGCTTCAGCTAATGCCGCTTTAGCTTTTGATTCATTTACAGTCATATCCAATATTTCATTAGTAATTTCAACAGAAGAATCTAAATACTTAAACATATTGTATAGAGCATTGGAATAAGCTTTATCATATCCTTGTCTACTTGTTCTTAATAAATCGTTTGATTCATTATCTAAGTATTTTGATGTATCAGCTTTATACTGTTCCTGATAATATTTTTCTTTCTGTTTTTCAGCAGCATGCCAATTCCTCATATTTAACATAACTTGATCTACATTATGTGTTTTTTGAAATAATCTACTCTTTTGATTCCTTTGTATTTGAGAACGAGTAATATAATCTTTTAAATGCTGTAAGTTTTGATCATTGACATTGACAGCACTAGGATCAAATTCATCAGTTAAAGTTTCTATATCTGACACATTTGCATTAGCCATTATCTGAAACATTTGATTAAAATATGTCTGTAAAGCTATCTGCATTGAAGTAACATAATATTTTTGCAGTTCTAATGTATTTTTACTATATTCATTAATAGCTATTTGTACATTATTTCTTGGTGGAGTTATAGAAATAGATATATTAGTAGAGTCAGGAAATAAAGATATCTTATCTGGAGTCATTGTATTTTTAGGATATAGTACAACACCGATATGATCTAATATTGATTTTATATCATTATCACCCGGTTTCTTTTGAACTTCATCTGGTTTTTCAATAGGTGGGTTAGGAATATGAATAATTTCTTTATTTATAATTGCGACTTCCATTCTTTTTACTAATTTATCTAGTACTTTATCTAAGAATCGAACTTCTTTAGGCAATATACCTACCAATGTTTTAATCTGTTTCAAATCTTTAATTATTTTATTTGCTTCTTTAATAGGTGTTTCTAGATTTACATCGGGAACTATAATATCTTTTATATCCCGTATAAATGTATCTTCAGAATAATAATTCCTTTCAGGATGCAAATCTGGCTTATAAAATATATTAGTTTTATCATTATTTAAAATATTTGCCATATCTAAATCTCCGTTTAAAAATAAAAAAACAGATACCGAGAGAGGAGGAAAGAATCGATACCTGTTTTTTATATTATATATAAAAATATCGGAGGGGAGGAACTCCGGTATTACCACATAGATCTGCCGCCCATACCTCGGCCACTTGTTCTTGATCCCCACGAAGATCGACTAGAATAATTAGAAGGTGTTGCTCTCATTGGAACTTTTACCCATTTCTGATAATCTCCAGGTCGTTCTCCTGGTTCTTTGCCTATTTGTTTTAAATTTCCCCAAGGATTCATGCTCGTACCTCCACGAAGTTCGTTTTCAATTCTTTCTGAACCTAATCTTACATTACTATGAGCCATTTTTGATGAAAATTCAATTTTCTTAATAGCTTGAGTTAAATCAGGAAATTTAAGAACAAATGCTAAATGAGCCAATCCTAAAGCATCTACAAAATGTTCATTTTTACTAGTATATTTAGGAACACCTGTATCGGTTACTTTTTCAACTACATAGTCCACGAGTTGTTGATGTAATTTTTCATCGAACGGACTTAAAATTAAGCGATTTCTCTCTATTGTAAGGGCTAATTGGTTAACCATAAAGGGCTTCATTGGCTCCTTGGTCTTTACTTTAGTAACTGGATCTATTATTTCTACGGTGTTCTTGAACTGCCATCCGACTACTTTATTTTTTAAACCAGAAGAAGGATGTTTATCTCCATAAATATGAAGTCTTTCGATTTGATAATCCATTTTTATTTTTATCATTAAGCTTTTTATCTTAATCTCTGGAGCATTACACTCATTTTCATTGGTTGGTTATTTCCAACTCAGATTAGCATATATTTTCACGATTTCTTCTTCGTGGCGGACACTCTTGGTTTTATTATTTCAAAAACTATGCGTTACGGTATCTATATATCTACACTATATAAATTACCTCGGTATTAGCTTTATAATATTTTTGTATTAAAAAAACTTTCACCGATTTTGCCCGCTAATAATTTAATGGTTATGTTATATACAATAAATATATAGAAGAAAAACCATTAAACGGCAATTTTATCTTTTACCATAACCTCTATCACAGAATATCCATGAAGGATTATATATTTCATTAATTTTTATAATCCATTCTACAGCATTATCTAATGAATATTCGCTTCGAGGTACTTCAAATCGTTTAAAGACTTTAAATTTTTTACGTGCTTGATCAAAATCTAATACTACTATAGAAGAACTAGCTTGCACTTTATCCCAATCTCATTTATGTTAGCTTTATTTTTCAATAAAGTTCAGACTATATCTTCATCCTTTATTTGATTTTTTAAATAAAGGAGTTCCGCACTTCCTCTTTATCATAAATGAAAAAGAGTACGAGTAAATAACTCTAGTCGTTGAACCTACTTTACTTTTTATATAATAAAGTTTGGCTGCTGATTGTCTATATTTTATTTTAAAATATAGATTTTCCAGCAATTAACGGATTTTATTTTTCTATATATTACTATATAGCGGAGCAAACTTGTATACTACCCCTACACATCTAAATACATTAGAAGGAGCTCGTTCTCCTTCTTCATAGATATACATATTAGGAAGTTCATTGCCTTCTAAATTTCTTCTTTGAGTATCAGTTAAAGGACTATAGGTATAATATTCTTGTTTCATAGCCAAATCTAATTTGGCTTTATCGAATACACCAGCTTCTTCAGTACCAAATATCGCTAATATTTCATGGTCATATTGAGAAGCCGTTAATTGGGCTCTATCTTCATCATCCATTGCTTGTGTTCTTAAAGGATTATCACTGGAAGGATGATAGTGTTCACTAAACCCCCAGCTTGCGTCAGTACACATTGAGAAGAACCTTTATATAAAAATTAAACTATTTTTCAATAGTTTATAGACTATATCTTCATCTTTTAATATAAATTAATTAAAAGAGACTGACGTTTCCACTTTTTTAAAGTGTACAAATATAATATTCTAGTCGTTGAACCTTCTTTATTTTTTTATATAATAAAGCTTGGCTGCAGATTGTCCAATCTATCAAACTTATTACTTTAAAAAGTATTTGATAGCTCTAAGGAGTTTCCCGCAATTAGTCAGTTTTTTATAGTGAGGCATTCTGTCTACCCCACGTTTACCTGTTGGAGTTGAAGAAGCTGTTATTCCGATAGTCGGTCTTTCTCTAGCTATCATAGCTACTGTAGAATAATCATCTTCTCCCATGTAATCTATCTCGTCCATGAATATCCACATTATGTTACGAATAGCACGTTATGCTACCCTTCTTATAGTTTCCTATAAGATCAGACTATATCTTCTTCTATCTAAAATAGAGGGAAAACACTTCCAATTAAGGGAATTTCACCCGCCCACGATTTCGGGCCGTACTCCTATTGCTCATTTATTTTATAGAAAGCGAGCCGAGGGATAGTCGTTGAACCGAGCGTTCTCAAGAAACGCGATGGCTGCCTATGATTACCCAATTCTTATCGTTGTTACCTAAACAAGTCGTTATACTTGGCTGATGGTAGATAAGACTCTAAGGGCGTTCCGGCAATTCATTTTCATTCACCTGTTAAGGTGGACTGTATTTCTTTAACTTTATTTATTTTTCTTTCTAATCCAAAACATCCAGGATAATAAACTATATCTAGAAAATCTTTCCAAGATTGTTTTGATATGACTATGCGATATAGAATTACAGATTTTGTTTTATCTACAATTTGAATAGTGTAAAATATTCTATGATTACATAACCAACTTGTTAATTGTTCTAACATGGTTAATGATGTAGTAGATACTTCAATTCTATCAAATCCTATATGACCGTCACCATCAAAAAAACCTCGTATAAAATCATTTTTTAAGTCTTGAGGAATTGATTTGGGAATACTTTCTTTTCCTGTTTTTCTTGGGACTATTCCATGTTGTTCTAAATTATTACAAAATATTTTATTGCTAGTTGTAAATCCTGTTGTATTACATATGGTATTTTTTCTTAAAGCTTTTCTAGTTTTTACTTTATCTTCTGGAAAATCTATATCTTTAGCAAATTGCATTACATGTGACTTATCTTCTGTTTTTATCATTATGCTAAATGATTTTCTTGATGTTCCTATATGACATAAACATCCATCTGCCATGACAAAACCTAACCAATAACTTTTATTGCATGTATTTATATTTTTAAAATAATCTTCATTTATATTATTTTTCTTTGTCCTGTTAAATTTTGACTTATATAATTCAAAACGTTCAGCATATCTGGTAACTGAAGTCCTAGGCATTCCGTATATTTTAGCAATTTTTGATGGAGTTTCATATTTTTCTATTGCTTTGGTTAGCCATTCTCTATTCATATACAAATATTTATTATTATAATCTTCAGGATGTATTCCCAATTTTATAATGATATTGTTAATGGATCCTGTTCCAGTAGAATGTAATACAGTACGTCCTATTTCAGATATACTTTTCCCATCTTTTAGCATAGATATTATTTTGTCTTTGTGTTTAGGATTAATATTATTCATTAAAAATCACCTCATGATAATAATTGATATTTTGTCTTTACATTAATTTATTACCATGGGAGTGAATGTTTTTTAATGAAGTGGATTAAAGAAAAAAATGTCAGCTTTCTGTCCGCGCCTAATTTGTTACGATCGGCGCCGTTATATACTCTCGTCGACCTTCTTATACTTACGTATAAGTACAGACTATATCTTAATCTAATGTTTTATTAGATGATAGGCATTTCGAATTTACGTTAAATTCTACGAGGCGTCACTCTCTAGTCGTTGAACCAAGCATTTTTTAAAAAACGCGATGGCTGCTGATTGTCCTATCTAAAGGATGTTCCAGCAATTAACCTATCTTCAAAGTCTTGGCTTTCTACCAGACTCGGGCAATATTTTTAAGAAATTACCGACGCTGCTCCATTTCCTGAAGCAGCTCCTGTCGTAAATCCTCTAATCTGGGATCCATTAGAGAATTCTATTTTATAAGGACTATTAGTAATTCTCGTCACTAATGTTTTTATTAATGGAGAATCCGCGATGATTTCTTTCATTCTCGCAAATATTAAGTCTACTTGGTTTTCATAAGGTGTTACGTATAAGATTCTAAAACCTTTATTATTGGCAGCTTTATGAAGACCTTCTACACACATAGTATCCGTTTTCAATTTTATTATCGTTAAGTTTTTTATCTTAACTTCTATATCATTATAATATAGTTTAGCATATCTTTTCACGTATCCTTGTATGTACAACGTGTGGCGGCCTCTTGGATAGATTATATCTTTTCACTATCTATGCGTTGCGCCTCTTTTTATTTAATAAAAAGTTCGGTCTCTGATTAGGTATTTATAACCCTCCCAGCTTAATTCCGCCATTATAATCTAATTATTCCAGTACATATCATAATTAGACGGCAAATTTATTATTACCCAAACGTCTTCCCATGCGGTATACTTTTCTTAAAGAATCATCGTGCATCATTTCTACTTGATATTTTCTCGCTATCCATGGTCCAGTTTTCATAGTAGCAGGATTTCTTGCCTGAATAAAGGCTTTGGCCCACAAAACAGGATCATCCATTATTTTTTTTAGTTTCGCTTCTTCTATTGGCGATAATTTTTTAAATGCCGTAAAAATCATCCTTTCTATTTTTTATCTACTGTCTTCATCGGTAACAGCTAAATAAGTTAAACCAGCACCTATCAATGCTCCAGCTCCAACAGTAACAATATTATGTACCGCTTTACCATGACCAGCTTTAGTAACCTTTTCAGCGATTTTCTTAGCTTTTTCTCCGGTAGTTTTAACGCCAGAATCCATATTAATTTTTTCTTCATTATATTTATGCTCTATAACGACATCACTTACTTTTTTATTGGTTCTTAAAGCTTCTGCTTTCATCTTTCTAAATTCTAATTCTTCTTCTGCCGTTAAAGGAGATTGTACTTCTGGTCTATTTTGTTTGATATTTATTAATAATTCTTCTTTGGGTATTTTATTGCCTTTTGAATCATAATAAATTCTGCTGCCATTTATATCATAATCTGGTTTGAAACCATTAGATATAAAATCTGTGCCAAAAGAACTTTCTCTTTGTTCTTTTTGCCATTTAGATGCACTCTCTAAATCTATTCCTAACCCTTTTTTCTTTTTGCCACTAGGATTTACGTAGATATCTTTATCGATAGGAATTTCTTTATCTTTCGATATAGAATAATTACCTTGTCTTTTTCTTGCTTCTCTTAATTCTAGTAATTCTTTTAGTTTTTCATTAGGTACAACAAGTTCTTTTCCTTGGCTGTCAAATCTTTTATGAGTATAGAGTTCAGAGCCACCTGCTTCTATTTGCTGCTTTAATCGAGATATCGAAGACTCTATTTCGTCATCATCTAATCTACTATATTTATTTAGTAAATTTATATCTGTTAAATCTTGATTAGAAATTAAAGAACTACCTTCAACATCTTTATGTATAGAAGTAATAGTTTTAGGTTTAAAAGCATCATAAGTTGCTTGTCCTCTAAATAAAGTAAAAGAATTACCATTTTTGGCACCTAAAATACCTAATTTCTTATATAAATCGTTATCGGCATCTGATGCTCCAACTGTTCTGGTCTTAATTCGCCAATTTTCCATAGTTTTCGACAAATCATCGTCGATATCATATTTGGCGAAGAAATCACGTACTTTTTCAGACTGTTCAGATAATGGTTTATCTAGGTGAATCAATTCATCATCCGAAATAGATAAAGTTCCTTTTAACCTTTTTACAGAAGAAATAGTTATCTTATTTTCATTAAGAGCTTTTGTGAGATCTGGATCTTTAAATTCCGAATATTTTTTAAGTTCTTTTTTTAAGTTGGTAAGATAATCATCGTAAGAATCAAATGAATCTATCCTTCCACTATTATAGTCTATCTCTAAGCTTTGTCGTAATTCATTAAATGCCGGTATATTTTCTATCTTTTGTTTTTCTTCTCTCGAAGCTGTTATTAGTAATCTTGGTTTGCCAAAATCTTTTATATCTTCTTCTGTTCCATAAAATGTATTGCCTTGGAAACTATGCTCTATTGAATTTACATCTGTTCCTCTAAGAGCAATCCCTGATTCTGTTATATCTTCTGGATTTACAGCATAATATACGTCATAGTTTTTTTTAGGCGAATTAATATATTCTTTAGGTTTATCAATGAATTTATCATAATCAATATCTTTAACAAATTCTGGACCACTCATTTTGACTTCAGGGCTATCTTTCAAAGTCAATTGTCTTGCGCTTGTATTTGTATTCCTAAAGAAATTGTAATTATTATCTTGTTTAAAACCGACGTAGCCCATATCGATTAAAGGAGCTCTTATTTCATCATTAAGAAGTCCTAACGAATTCTGCATTTTATTTACAGATTGCAATATGGATCTATTTTTTCTGGAATATCCATCTAGATAATTCTTGATATCTTCATCTTGTTCGGATAAAGGTATATCTAAATCCAATATCCTATGATTAGTTAAGATTTCAAAACTTTTTATATTTGTATCTGTATTTACACTGACATATCCATTTTGCAAATATCCTACAGTAGAAGGATACATTCCATCATGATACTTTTTTGTGGGCGTTAAAAGTTCTTCTTTTACAGTTTGTAAAAGTTCTTCTTTAGAAGGTAAAGGCGTAGAATCTTTTTTACTTTGACGAATTGCTTTGTTTTCAATTTTGTCTACAGCAGCTAAAAAGTTATTAAATTTTAATTGATCAATTTTATCAGCATGGTTCGGATTTATGACGAAACTATCTCTTAATTTTATATTATTTCTCGCAACATCTAATGACTCTGTAAAGTTTAATGTGTTTAAGTTGTTATCTTTAATCTTGTACTTATCTTGATGCTTGCTATCAAAGTATAAAGTTTTTTTAGTCGTGTTTTTGGGTGTTTCATGTTTTTGGGTATTAGAACCTTCAATATCTTTCTGCGAATCAATATTAGTATAGTTTCCATTCTTTATATCATCTAATTTTTCTTTTATAGCTTCTATCTTGTTTTGTATAGACTGTATCTTCTTATTAAGTAACTTCTTTTGTTTTTTACTTAAAGTTTTGCCTTTTGAAACCGATAATGTGTCATTTAATTCTTTTTCTTGATTTTTTAATTCTTTTTCAAGACTGTCGACATAAGGATTATTTACATATTCAGTGGATTTGGATGTGGAAGCTGCAATAGGCTGTTCATTCTCCAATGCTTCATAATATTCTTGCGGAGAAGAAGCAAGATTACTTTCTAAATTTTCATCTTCATATATGGTGTCATTTAAGCTATTAGTGTAAGAATTAAAGCGTGACCCCGGTCTTTCTTTATCAAGTGCTTTATAATATTCTTCTGGTGTAGAAGCTTGATTACTCTCTAACGATTCGTCTTCATCTATAAAATTCGATAAAGTATCGTTATATCTTTGTTGCTCCGGTAAAATTTCATTTTTTACGTCTTGAGCATTAATGTCATTGATTAAATCTTGATCGTCTTTAGTAATTTCGAATTCAGAATGTAATTTATTGTCTGAAGAAGATTTTTCAGTAATATTTGATGTCGATTTATTATATTCAGATATATTTTTAAACATTGACTTATTTACTGGTAAGTCTTGGATAGCATTTCCTACTTCTGTACTGTTTAATAATAATGTATTATTGGCAAATATATTGTTAAAACCATCTCTACTTATCCAATTATTGCTGTCAATGCTTGCTTTTAAATCTGTTTCCAATCTATTAATTAATCTTTGTGTTTCCCCGACTCCAACAATGTTACTTAATAATAAAGATTTATTTTTAATTGTTTCAAAATATTTAATATCTGGATCTCTAGAGAAATTCACGGCAGAATTCATTGTATGTTCAAGATTTGAAAAATTTAATTTGTTTTGATTCTGGTTTCGTGGTTGCAAACTATTTTCTTTTTTCATAACGATAAAACTTCTATCAATAATGTCATTTATAGCAGTTTTATCTTCTATGGATAATTGATTTTCAAATCTTAAATAACGAGTTAAAAATCTTTTTTGTTCTCTTTGTTGTCCAGATTCATAATATTTAGTATAAGATTCTTCTTTAAAGTTCTTTATATCTTTAATAAATGCATTAAGTAAACTTAACCTTGTAGTATCGCCTGTTTTATTATATGTTTCTTCAGCATATTTAAAAATAGAATTAAAATTACTGTTTTTTATGCCTAACAACTTAGTTGTTTCTTCTATTCTTGCAGGCATAACATTTTTAGTAAAATGTTTAATGACATTATCGATAGTCGGTGTTACATGATTGTCTGTTTTCAAATCCATAAAGGATTGTCTTAATATCTTACTTTGTTCGGGAAAAGAGAGATTGCTAAATTCTTGGTTAGTTTTGTTAAAGAATTTAGTAAAATTTGCTAAATCTTTTTTGCCATTTCCTGTTAAAGTTGGAGCTTGTGAATGCTGATATATGTTTTCTAATAAACCATAAGAATTTCTTTTTCCTAAAGAATACTCTACTAATCTCGAATTTTCTTCGAAAGCATTAAGTCTTGAAAAGTACTCGTTATTTTCTTTAAATTGAGAGTGCTTAGTATATATAGGAAAATACAGTCCTTTTTTTTCATAATAATAATGTTGAAATGCATGACCTAATTCATGATGCATTTTCTGTACTAATTCAAAACTATCATCTCGATTTAAACTTAGATGAGCTGTGTTAAAAACAACTCGTTTCTTTTTTGGATCATACCATGCACGACCATTACTCTCTTGATTGTTTTCAAAACCATAAGAGGTTTCTCCTAGAAAATCTTTAGGTAATCCAACATTTTCTAAGCTTTCGAAGAATAGTTTATCAAATTCATTCCTCGAAAGCTTATGTGATAATTGTGTATCCATAATTTATAATATCAACTCTTTTTCGATTCTATCCAATACGGATCTTCTTTTTCATTAGGTAAAGGTTCACAACAAGAAGAAGGATCAAGAGAAGAACAAGTTTCTAAATCATTTCTAATAGGACATTTAGGACAATTATATGGAAAATAAGTTTTTCGACAAAATTTTTTTAATCTGTCTAAATAATTTGAAATAGATTCTTTGCTTTCTAATTTAAACTCATTAATATTTTCTTCTTCTGTTTCTTCACTAAAATCACTTTTCGTGATTAAATCATTTATGATATTATCTATTTCTACTTTCTTTCCTGTTTTTCTCAATTTTTCCCATTCTTCGTCGTCCTTAAACATGTTATAATCATCATCAATTAAAGACTGTTTTTTGCCGGTGATCCTATCTACTGTTTCTCTAGCGTTACTTCCGACGGTGATATAATTTTCATTGTCATCTTCAAAAAATATACCCATTTTTTTTATTTCTCCTTTTTGATTATAGAATATAAATATTATTATATCACATTATCTTAGAAAGGAGAAGAGTAAAGTTGAGCATTAGTTCTTTGGCCATTATCTCCACCAGCTATTCCTGAAGCTACAGAACCAGCTATCGCTAAACCAGCTGCTGTTGAAGGAACTTTATATCCGGTTATATAATCCATAGGGCTAGGGCCGGACTTTAAAGATTTATTAAATTGATCATGCAAAATGGCTCTTGCTTGATCTCCTGTCTTTACTTCTTCATTAAAGAAACCTGTTACTTTATTCCAATCACCTGTTTTTTCAGCTTCTGCTATTAACGCTTCTCCACCTTTTAATTTATTAGACCATCTTTCTGCCCATGCTTCATGTGCTTTACCATTTTTAGCATTACCAGCAGCCTTATCTAATAATTCTTGTGTTCCTGCACTAACTCCATTTTCTGCAGCTCTAAGTTCAGTATTTATTTGCTGTCTTTTTGGAAAATATTTGCCTCTTGCATCATTATGAGCTTTTACTTCATCGACATTTCGACCTTTTAACATGGCTTTCCAACCTTTATTTCTGTCGTAATCACCTGAAGCCATGTTTTCATTCCATTGTTCTTCTATATCTTTTACTCTTTGTCTGCTTGCAGTCCATCTTTGTTTTATATCCTCTGTTTGCTCTTTAGTTCTGTGATGTTGTCCTCTTTCCCATTTAGTTCTTTCATTCCATGGATCTATTGGATTTGGTTTGTCCCATGTAGCTACTTCATTACCCCATGGATTATTTAACGGAGGAGGAGCGTTTGATGAAGATGGAGTATTTGGTATATTTGAACTTCCAGGAGCATCTTTTGTGGAATCTCCGAAACCGCCTTGTCCCATTTCTCGAGTAGGACCAGGACCAGAACTAGCATCTAATTTACCATCAGTATGAGCATAGTCATGTACTTTAGGGATATTTGCCTCTTCCATAGCTCCTTCATAATCTGTAGGAGATCTACGGAATGTTGACTGAGGAATTGATTTCCCTTTGAATTGCCCATGAAAGTTTGTTCCTTTAAAAATGCCAACTGAATCCATTTCGGATAATTTATCAAGATTGCCTTCTTTTAAAGCATTTAAAGTGCTATCTATTCCTTGATTAAATGCATCACGAGATGTTTCTTTGGTTATATTTGCTAAATCAGTCGTAGAAGATAAATTTTCTTTAGCAATTTTGTCTTTAACCATTTGCCTAACATGATCACGATAGTTATTGGCTATTTTATTAGCTTCTTTTTTTGAAGCACCTAAATCTACAAGAGAATTTATAAATTCTTTCTTTTGCCCTGCGGTGTACTTTATAAGTTTATCTATCTTAGCCAAAGACAATACCTCCTCTTTGTATTATATATTACTTCATCATATACTTAGCTTCATTTCCTAACATAGCTTGCTGTACATTATATCTACTTCTTTGTGCAATAGCCATGCCAGCTTGTCTCATAGTATAATACTGTTCTGTATCATTAAATTCAGAATTAGAGAAAGCTTTAGTATATCCTCTCTTTTGCCGGCCTAATTCCCGTCTATAAGACTGAGCGTCCATATATAATTCAGGAGCAGATTCTATTAATCCTTTTCCAGCTTCTAATGCTATATAACCTTTTAAAGGCATCATAAAAGGTAAAGTAAAATCTGCAGCCGCCGAAAAAAATGCTCCCGCTTTACTAGCTCCATTCTGTCTTTCTTCATCATAGGTATCCATAGCAAAATATCCACCCATACCTAAATTAAGAGCAGTTCCTTTGTTGTTCCATCCCTTATCCCATAATTTTTTAAATATTGACGCACTTGCTCCCATTATAACATACTCCCTCCGTGTCTATTTTTAAATAAAGCAAATACTAAATCTCCAGTCGCTCCAGCTGGATCTATTAAATCATTTGACGTACTATATTCCTGCGGTGAATAATCAGGAGTAGACGTCGTTACTTTTGAATCGATCTTTCCCATAGCTCTTTCCTTAAATTTATCGACGGCATGAATCGCGGAACTTATCGCCGCCCCTCCTAAAATAACTCCGGCGCCAAATTTAGTTAATTTTAATGAAGGAGATTTATTTTCTAATTCTTTAGTAGTTGTATTATATATAGTTTCAGCCGGCGTAAACTTTACCATTTTCTGGGCTAGTCCTATGCCGGCTTCTCCTATAGTTCTAACTGGATTTAAGACTGGATTATTAGATTTTAAAGAAGCAATAGCGCTTTCTCCCATCCATTGTGCTCCTTTTAATCCTGCGGAACCGATAGCTGATACTGTACCTATCGCAGCTTTGCCGGCATAAGGCGCTATATATGCTCCTGCCTTAAATCCTGCTTTTCCTACTGCTACTGCACCTTTAGCACCTAATTCGAATGCTTTCTTAAATCCTGTATCTATATAACTTGATTCATGTCTTAAATAAGGATATGGGTTATTATTATCGAATATACCCATCGATGTTTATATTTTGAATTAATCGTTATAGGCATTATATGCTGCTACACCTAAGCCAGTTGCTCCTAATGCTCCCGCACCAACAGCTACACCGCCAACTAATCTTTGATTATCAGTTAAAAATTCGCTTGTTGTATTATATAGATCTATTGTTGATTGTGCATTATTTCTTAAAGCTTTATTCTTTTCATAATTTTTAAAAGAAAGATGTTTTTGCATTGATAAATTATGTATTTGTTTGTCTGCAAAAATTTGACTTGTGCTAAAACCATTATTTGCTAAATTCATCGCTCTTTCGTTTGATAATCTACTTGTGTATTTATTTAAATTAGCTTCTCTTTTCATCGCATTATTCGTTTTGTAAACAACAGACTTTGCATTTCTAGCCGCATCGCCCGCTAAACTTTCAAAACCTTTTGCAACTTGAGCTCCAACTGAGTCAAACATTCCAGCAATAATATTTCCTCCTTGATTCATAGAAGAAAATCCAATATTCCCTACATTGGTTTCAATAGAATTCAATACTTTCTTAAGAGGATTCATTGCGACTGTTCCCATATTTTATCATTCTCCTTTTTTACTAATTATATTTATTTAAATAAATGGTACGCCCATTAAATCAAAATTACCATCGCTATCTCTATATAAACCACCACCAGAAGCAATTCTACCAGCAGAAGCTACACCGATATAAGACCCAGCTATAGTTCCAGCTATCGCTGTTTTATTATATGAGCCATCTTTGTTATGATATAACGATTTTATTCTGTCTAAATCGCCATATTGTTCTCCATTTGTTTTTACAAGTCCTGGATCTTTGTTAAATAATGTAATATTTTTGGTGTTTTTGAATCCTAATTGCTCTTTTGCTTCTTTTGAAAAATCATTGGCTCTCCTATCAACGCTTTGTCGTACTGTATTGGCCATCTTTCGTGCATGTTCTAAAGAACCCGACCATGCATCTTTAATAGCTTGATTAGATATCAATCCCATACATTCATCCTCCTTTCTTCTATATATAATTAACAATAACTTTAAATTAATTTTTCTTGTCTAGCTACACCATATATACTAGCTATACTTCCAGCTACACCTAAAGCCGCAACTCCAAATACTCCTGCTTTTTTTAGCGTAACTCCATTCTTGAGACTTCTGAAAATTCTCTATAATTCTTGTCGCTTCTTCGGACATTCCATTTATAGCATTTTTAGCTTTATTACTATTTAAGATATTAGTATTCATAATTTACTGAAGTTCACCTACTTTCAGTCACTTAATGCATCTACTGCTTTATATGCTCCAACTCCTACTGCTCCTACACTTAATGCTCCTAATCCTGCTACACTAGCTACTCTCAATGGTGCAATATCTCCATTTCTATGAAATAGTAAAGAAGCCGATTTTTCTAATGAACCTAATTCTTTTCCATTCGCTTGATTAACCAAATCATTCCAAGACTTTTCCTCTTCGTTTGTAAGAGTATATTTCTCAGGATTATTGACTTTAGTTCTTAATGCCATGTTTTCTTCTGTACATAAACCATGCATCCTTACGTTTAACATTGGAGATTCGGAGATTCTTTTATTTACGGCTGACTCTATTGCATCCGATATTACCTGTACGTTTGTTGCATCCTTGTTAGAGGCAAGAATATTTTCTGTGGCAGATGAAGCATCGTTGAAAAACTTCCTAAATCCTTTAAACATAATATGATAATCATTCCTCTTCTAAATCAGCTGCGTTAATAACGTTATTAAGAATATCCTGAAGACCACCATCTTCGTCATCTCCATTCTTCTTCTTATCTTTTCTCGTCATCATCATAAGCTGATATGTTTCATTCTTTTTCTTCACTATTTTTTCATAAGCTTCTAAAGCTTTAGATATTGCCGGCTGCCTTATTTCTTCTCCGTTTTCTGCGACTCCTGCTACTATCTCTATAACTGGAGTACCTTCTTTAGCCATTAATGATCTACATCTATCCAACATAATGTCATATCCAACTAAATCATTTAACATCATTTTATCCGTAAAACTAGCATGCTCATAATCTAAATCCTGACAATATCCTGCCGTATTCATTTCTATCTTAGAAGTTTCTTTAGGACAAGGTTCTCCGACAGGGGTTAAATCATATGGAATTAATTCACAGCTTTCAGCGTAAGGACAAGCTTTTCCTTTACATATTAAAGGTATTCTCGCATACATACCAGTTTTAGTAGAAAGCATAGTCATAGCCGCTCTTTTAGCTTCTATTCCTCTCTTTGAATACCCCCAATTGCCGCCATTACTTTTCATCGCTAATTCAAATTCTTCTCTTTTCGCGACAATCATATTGTTATCAGATTCATCGTCTCTTTCTATTTCTTCTTCCTCTAATAAATCTTCTTCAAGATTCTCATCTTCTTCCATATCTTATCTGCCTCCTCTCAATTATATATATTACTTATCTCTAAAGACTTCATAATTTTTGGCTCTAAAAGCATATTGTATTTTATCATCTTCTGAACCATAAGATTCTCCGATTATTCTTACTCCGGTTAATTTATACCCAACGCTTTCTATCTCTTTTATCTCGTCCAAATATTCTTTTGTCTCCAATATGCCTTCAATTTTTATAGTATTAGGCTTAATACTTTCGTCGACAAGAACATTAAAGGTAAATGCACCTTCTATTTCTTGAGTCTTATTTATAAATATTACGGACATAATAAAAATCCCTCCTCGATAATAATTATATTACCTAAGAGGGACTCTCTTTTATCGTATGTTAATTCAATATTTTATTTATATTTGTTATCTATATCCTCAATCTTATAAGATTCAAACAAATTTGCTAATATGTCTTGTTCTTCTGTAAAATCAATTATATGTATATTCTTTTTAAACATATTCAAAGCCGTAAATACTCTATAAGGATTTACTTTTTCAAGCTCTGTATATTCATTTGAAATATCCATAAATATATAATCATATTTATCATCTAAAGTTAATTGTGAAGGATTGCATAATATTAAATTATCTTTTTTTATATCTTCAAAACTTGAAGTGCCAACTTTATATCTACTCATATATTCACAATTTATTTTGTATTTTAAAGCTGGTTTATTAAACTCCTTATAAATAAAATGCATGATTTCTTCATCATCAGCTACATACAATATGCTTCCTTTAATTTTATTCTTTACAATAAAATCATACACAAACTGTTGCGGATTATTGCATTCATTTGTGTAGAAAATTTTACGGCGCATATGATAAACGTCTTTTAAATCTTCTTTTGCTTTATTATTATAATATACGCTTTTTAAATATCTCACTATTCTACGCCTAGCTTTATCTGTACTAAACGTATACATCGCGATAATATTCATTAATAATTTAGCGGCTTTCTTTGTGTTGTCTCTTACTTTTACATCATAAATCTTTTCATCTATCTCTATATTATCATCGCTATTTAAATCAGGATAAGATATTTGATTTCCTTTCTCATCACATTCCTCTATAATATTATATTCTATATTTAATAATAACTCAGATATATTTTCTATATTTTTAACTAAAGTTCTTATATCGTCAGCACATATCTTACTATTAAAATTTTTGTCGCAAAAATATTTATTATATTCTTCCTTGAATTTATTGAATTCTTGAGGCGCATGTTCTTCTTCATATTCCTCTTCTTCTCTGGCTTCTTTCCATGCTGCCATATCTTCTTCATCTAACATCGCGTCAAATAAATCTTCTCCATAACAACCATAATATTCTTCTGCATCTGCCATTTTAAATTCCCCTTTTCCCCTTTATTTATTAATTATATTATATACTGCATTACTTATCTTCTTAATATCTGATTCCAAATCCTCTGTATTCTTATTTATAATATCAATCTCTTTTCTTAATTCTTCGTTTTCTTTCTTTAATCTCTCATTCTCTCTTCTTAATTTATTTATCTCGCTATCTTCGTTGCTATTATATCTATTTGTTTCTTTATTTCTGTCATTATTATCCTTGTCTCTATACTTATTCAAGATATCAGATATGTCATTATCGATATCAATTATATTATCATCGAAGAAAATATCGTTTCGATTGTTATACATTTTCTTTTTTCACTTCATTCTTTTTATCCTTATATTTTTCTATATTCTACATTTACGATGAAAATCCTGCCTGCTAAAGACTTATTTTTTTATGGTTGATAAAATCAAGTTTTTATATAGAAATCGAAAATCATAAAAAATTATATAAAAATTAGGGATTTAAGACTTTTTTAAGAAAATGATAGTTGACAAAATCAATTTTTTTATAAGAATGGGAAAAATCCTATAGGGGAAATGAAAAATGAAAAAATTTTGGAAGGGGACCAGGTACTCTTATGGGGAAGTCTTTGGGGAAAAAGCTACCCCCGGGGTCAGTTGTCTCAAAATCTCATTATCGAACGGGATAACTGACGAAAATTTTCCGAAAACTTTTCCGTTAAAAACGTTCCATCGAAAATGGGAGCGTAGCGAAAGTTTAGGAAAACATCAGCAGATCACACCTGATGTAAAACGTGTTCTTCTTTTTTAGGGGAATCCTGTGAAGCATACATTTCATAGAATACTTTTTTATCTGGATATACCAGAGGAGTATTTGTATGCGAGCCAATAGACTGAAGAAATCAGTGAGGCTTAATTGACTGGGAGGTTGATTACTATGATGAACTATAAGAACATTACCACTAAGAAGATCACCGTTGAGAAGATCAACGGCAAGACCGTAGAAAAGGAAATGTTATTAAAATTAGATGAGAGAGTCAGAAATGGCTCTCTTTTAGTATCCTCCTTCAAGGAGGACCATTACAGGAAGTATACGCTCCCTAATGGAGTTTTATTTTGCACCATGGAGAGGTATTTCTAATGCTTCTCCATGGTGTACATGGAAATTCGAGAGGTTCACCATGTAAAAAAAGAGACTAGAAATGTATCTTATCTTTATAAAAAGCCTTGATATAGAATTAAGATTCTTTATAAAAACAAGATATAGATTGTAATGCTAATACAGAGCAAATAAAAGTATGAAAGGAGGTGTATTAGTATGGCTACTGTTAACGCAGTCATGGTCTATAAGAGAAGCAAAAAAGCTCTTATAGTCCTAGAGGCTATGTTCAAAGCGCAGTTCCTAGTGGAAGCAATCAAATTAGGTGTTATTCCGCCTAAACTTGTATTTAAAAAACTTCCACTAGGAACAACAGGAGAACATACACCTGGTCTGGTGGAAGTAGACCTTCGTCAGCATGGCAAAGCTCATGATCTTGATATAACAATTAGACATGAGCTACGTCATGAGTGGCAATACAAAAAGTACCCTTCTATATATGCTTGGGTAGACAAGCACATAGAAGAGTACAATGAAGGCAAAGATCTCTATAAATATTCTCTTATAGAGATGGATGCTAGATTGTATGCCGCAACTGGTGAAGGTTTAGAAAGATACTTTGATGAGCTCAGCGAAGAAGATCTTGATAGCATGTATAAGGATGGCACCCTTATACCTACTATGAAAAAGATAGCTGAGATATATCAGGTACCTTAAAAGATAAACCGTGGATTGCCAGAATGTTTAGGTGGTTCTTTGCGATTATAGTATCCATCATAGTTGTCTAATGCTTTGTAGGCTAAAGACCAAAAGATGTATTCTATTTTCCTTGAAAGAACTTTTAAACGGTAATTTACGGTTTTTCTTTTATTTCTCCAGCCTGAGAGACGACGAGCATATTCTTCGTCTGACTCTTCAGTTTCTTTGACTGGAATAAAGCTAGTTCTGCCAATTGCTTCTTCTAACTGTTCTTGAGTAAGATTAGGAGGAGGTGGCGGCGGAGAAATCCTGGTAGAATTAGTTTTCGTCATATCTATATCATCCTTTCTTGTTTTCATATTATGTTGATAATTTAATTATATCATAGGATATAGTATGTTTCAAGAAATAAATATAGATACGATACCTACATGTAGCCGAAGATACATGTATGGCTAGTATAGAGAATGTGGATTATTTATCTGCATTCTCTATTTTATATATTCATCTACTTTGCAGATGGGTACTTCTATATAGGAGTATTAATGCACCTACTTAATAAAAAAGTAGCTGGTCCAAAGTCCAGATAAAAAGCATTCGTTGAAACACGTTAAGAAATAGTTGTAATGTTAACTAAGTATTTTATTAGGCATATACGCTAACTCTCCATCAACTATTATGGATTAGGGAGGCAAGAGCTATGGCTAAAAAGTACGAAGTCAGATGGATCGTAGTCGACAAATACGATTCCGTCAAGAGTTACAACAAAATAGTCACCGCTAACAGTGTGAACGACGCTTATCGAAAGATAAAGTCAAACATAAAGCTGTTTCGCGGCGACTTGATACGTAATATGTCTGCAACTGAAATCAGCGACAACTGATAGCAGACTGTTACTCTGGGCTATGACAGATAGCCCGAGACAAAAGCGCCGGGTGTCAACAGCACACTTGGCGCATCTGTTATTTTTTATTATATCATGTTTTAGACTTATGTTCAATGATATTTTTTGCAGATGGGTATCTTAAATAAGATATTAATGCACCGCTTCTAAAAAAATATAGAAGTGCCGAGTCCAAAGTCTCGGAAAAGGTACATTGCGGGGCCCTAAACAGTAACCCGTTGTTAAGAGACAGGTAAGCAGTCTCATTAATCAAAGCTGACGTACTGTTAATCGACTTTATCATGAGGTCGGTCCAATAAGACTAGAAAATGCTAGTATGAGGTTAAATGCTGGGAGGTATTATCATGAAAAAGGTAGTTGTTTTAGTTATGGCATTAGCTGCTCAGTATACAGGATATGGTTCTGCTCAGAATCATAATGCAGCTATGGGATACAGAGCTGCAAAGCTTGATGCAATGCGTCAGGCTGGTGGTGGTGGCAAAATTGTAGCACAGGGCCGTCTTGATGACGGTCGCTACTATGTAGTTATTGAAAAATAATTGCATAATAAATAGCTGACAAAGTTGTAGGCGTATAGACTGTAAACCTTCATATCATATTAAAATCGCTATATGATATTTATTTTTGAGAGGCGTTGACTCCGATATAGGCTTTCGGAAAAATTTAAATAATAAAAAGAGAGAGAAGTTCTGGTTCTCTCTCTTATCGTTTAATGGAGGAATTAGTCATGTTAAACATAAATCCATCAAAACGTGGGTTTATTATAACATGAGATTCCTCCATTTGTCAATATTTAATACAATTTTTAGGAGGAAATTATCATGTTTAAGAATATTATTATTGTTGTAGTTGCATTAGTTGTTGTAATCTTTAATTGCTATACACATTATGAGTGTGTAGCAACCACCGAGATGGTGGTTCATCCGGGGGAATGCCTGGAAACACTCATTGTAAGAGCGGCAGAGGAAGGAGGGATTGAAAACTATGATTATTATTTATCCAAGGATTTTACCTTGGAAAATAATAATGTAGAAATTGGCTCATTAAAGGTGGGCCAGAAAATAAAAGTGAAGATCATGAAGGATACCGCACCTACTTTAAAGGAGGTATTGAACTTCTAAACTGAATAAAAAGTTAAATAATTATTAAGGAAGGGCACTATCAGGATTAGAAATATCTTGGTAGTGCCCTTAATAATGCTTATTTAATTTATTTTAAGCAGAATATTAATTATGTGCTGTCCTATCGGCATGACGGGGAATAAAAAACAATAAGTACTTACCTATGGGAGCATTGGGGCTCTTAGTTAAGCACTTATTGTTAACCGTCTCTTCTCCGCGTTTTACGACCATGAAAGGAGGTGATGCGCACTGGATTTCGTCAAGAATGGAAGTGGCTCATTGGAGAAGAAGACATATGAAGTATACTGGGTCGGCGGTTATGTCAATGGCCAATACGACTCAGATGTACTTGAGGCGAGAAGTCTGAAAGAAGCTATGTACGTGTTTTGTCGGGATAGACAGATCTCCATTGACCGTAACGTATTAGGGTTAGAAGCCTATAACTTGCTGACAGATGAGAAGCTCGCTGCTGTTCAACATACGGATCTTGAGCAGTGGTAGTTGCCGAGTTGATCCCAGTACACAGATAGGAGAGCGGAGTTCCCGGCTCCGTTTCTCTGATTCTGTATTTTATTATATCATTGTTTTAAACCATAATCAATGATATTTTTAAAAAACAAAAAAAATAACCCTTGTTAGATAAGGGTTATTTATGCCGGAGACGTGCCAGTTGGTTGTGGACCACTGGCATTTTGCTTATTCTTCCCACAAGAAAGGAATAACCTCTATGTCGAGGAAAGCCGGAAGGCATGCAAGAAAAGAAAGCATTGGAGACAAGATATGGGAGCTGGTATCTCTTATATCCTCTGGTGTCTGGGAAATCCTGAAAACGGCTGCAGCCACAGCTATAGTTGAGATTTTGAGACAAATACTAGCTCTCTAAACGTCTCGGCGTTGGTATCCAGGGGTAACACTTGTCGGGTGTTGCCCCACTTTTCCTTGTTTTATTTTAACATATCCTTTATATGCTTGTCAATATGCAGAGTGGTATCTTTAAAGATTAAAAAAAGATATTAATGCACCTTTATCTTTCTTCCTTATTATATAGGAAGGAAAAATATAAGATAAAGCTGGTCACAAGTCCAGAGCATTCGTGGGGTCTGTTAACTCACGTTAAACACCTGAGATGGGTATTATAATACATCGACAGCAGTTTATAAGTTTATTTTAAATTTTTTAAGAGCCGTCGTGCTCAGAAAGGAAGTATTACTATGTTTAATTTTGATTCTTTTAAGTCTGCTTTTAACGTAGGTGTAATTATCGGAGGTGCTCTCAAGGAGCAGGTCTCCGTAGTCTGCGAGAAGAGCGCAAATGTCTGCTATAACGCAGGTGACTGCTTAATGGATAAGGCAGTTACCCTGCACGAAGAGGCAAATAAGAGAAGAAAGGAGGCTGGTTTAGAGGAGTACACCCGTACTATTACTCCTCGTAACACAGTTATCGAAAAGGAGGTGATTAAGGAAGTTCCTGTAGAAAAGGAAGTCATTAAGGAGGTGATTAAGCCAGATCCTGAAATGGAGAAGAAGCTGGCTATCGTAAAACAGAATTACGGGACTTTCCGGGTAGAAGCCCAGAAGAGAGAGGAAGCTTTGAAGAAGGAGGTGGAAACTCAGAAGAGGACTGCTGCAACATGGCAGAGCAAATGCTCTAAGTTAGAAAATGAAAATAATGAATTAAGAAAGGAGGTAAAAGAACAGGGTATTAAGATTAATACTCTGGAGGATCGTATGAATATGATTCTCCAGAAATTAGAGGGGGAAGCTTCCACCCCAGCTCCTGAACCAAAAAAGGAGGAAGCAAAAAAGTCTCCTAAGAAGGAGACAGCTAAGAAGGCTCCAAAACGTGCTCGTATGAGCACCGGTGTCTATGACACTGTTGAGGAAGCAAAAGCAGCTGAGTTTGAAAAGACTCATGCTGTAGATGCAGATGAAATGGACGATCTCGATGCATTATTAAATAATGCGGTCGAAACAGATTCCATTTAAATCTGTTTCTGTTCTGCTATAGGTTGTATCACCTTTCCCCTGTTAATGGATAAAGAAGCCGTTGAAATACCGTTAATAACTGCTTTTTTGGTGCAAAAAAAAGAGAGAGAGTAAGCGCGCAATGTTTAATCTCTCTCTTCACGGTCTAGCTATCGACCTTAAATTTAGTGCCGTTTATTTTCTATCGAAGTTCTGGAGGTATTCCTTTATGGACCAGACAATTGTAGCGTTTTATGTCCTGTTGTTTCTCGTAACGATATGCGGAGTAATCTGTATCGTAGTCAAGATGGCTTCAGAAGCAACGCAGAAAACAAAGCGAACACTTAAGATCGAAGCAAGGATAGCTAAGGTCTTCTCTCTCATCGTGGAGTTTGGCTCGAAAGAGTAAGTTTAGCTTTCAAAGGTATGGGTGGATGAATTCTTGCTATTCATCTGCCCATATTCCTTAGGCTATAATAAAATACCAGCTAAGAAGATTATACCATATTATTTAAGGAAAATCAATGGTGTAATCATTAAAAATTTCGCACCTATGCGTCAAATAGGAGGAGGAATTAATCATGAATAAGTTAGTATGGGGTAAGGTTAACGATATCGTATCCGTAAAGTATGCGATCAAGACTGCTAAGGAAGCGGAGGCAAAAATTGCTAAGAAGCGTGTTTTAATTAAGCGCGCAAAGAAGCAGGCTTCTGCTCGTAAAGCTGCTGTTGCTGCATTAGCGAACTACAAGATGGCTATTAAGGCTATCGATGTAGTTAAGGCTCAGCATGTTGTTAATAGCAACATCGGGGCGGAAGCTTTTGCGGTTATCGCTGACGGTCATATGATCTATGCTGTAGCTAATGGAACCAGAGTATATAATATTCCTGAATTCGTTGGTACACAGGTAGATATTAAGACTTCCATTGGTGCTGCTACCCCTATTAATAAGGTTAGTATTGTAGATAAGTGGATCGAACTTGCTTCTGAGAAGAACTTGAAACTGATTCAGAAGATTGACCAGGTTGAAAGATTACGCTCTAGTCTTATGTCTAAGCCTGCATCTTACTATATCACTCATCTTCTCTTTACTAAAGATAAGGTTGAGAGATCTGTAATGATGCAGGTATCCAACATAGAAACCGATAAGTTAGACATTGCACCAGCATATGTTCCAACTTCTATCGGTGGTACTGCCAGATTGTTTGAGAGATATACATCTGAAATTGTAGATATTACGATTGAGGATGCAGAAGCTCTTAATCATCTGCGCTATAAGAAAGGAGGTACTGAAGAAAATCCTGAGTATGGTTATACTAAGTTATACCATATCGAAGGAAATGTAAGACTTGCCGAGGATAAAGAAGTTTTGTCACCATTTTTCTATGAAGGATTGGATGGCAAGTTGATGGACTTATTTACTGCTGAAAAAGTAGATAGAAATATCGTATTCAATGCAGAAAACAAAGTTCATAATCATGTTTGGATCTATAATGATCCAGTCTGCGGAGGTGTAACCAGCTCTGCTTCCCAGACTAAGAAACATGACGGTAGCTTCCCAGGCTATCGTGGCGGCGAAGCTGGTATTAAGAAGGTACATGAAAGATGGAATGAGTGTACTTTCGGTGCCGTAACTATGAATCTGGATGATACTGACGATCATACCGATAAGGATGTTGCTCAGTTAATTACCAGACTTAGTGCATATAAGGCTCCTTCTGTCTATCTGAAAGAGTTAGAATGTGTGTGCTATTTCATGGGTAAGGAGAAGTTAGGTAAGACACTCTTAAATGGTAAGACTAGAGAAGATGAATCCTTCGATGGTCGTGCCATTTTCAGTGACGAATTTATCGCTGAAGCTTTTACTGAAAAGTTAGGTGGTAAGTACTTAATTGCTCCATGGGCAGTTAATGGTGTCGGCATTCAGTGTCGTCCATGGTTGTCTAAGGTAATGGCACTTACCCGTAAGAAGGGATACATCGAAACTATGTTAAAGAATCGTGGTGGCAAGTTCGTTGTATTATTCCGTGATTCTATTACGGAGGAACAGCAGAATGAGTTTAACGTTTCTGTGAAGTCCAAGGGTAAGAAGGGTGCTTATGCTAAGAAATTAGTTATTGTTGTACCTTCTGCTGATTGGGCTTTAAGTCATGGTTTTGGTTGTGTCCCTGGCAGAGAGTATGATATTACCCGTTTGCCAAATGGTTTTCTGCAGTATTTTACTGACCTTAATGGTTTAAAGGCTACTTATGACCTGAAAACTAAGAGCGGTGTTAATATGCTGGATATGACTCATGAATGTCACGATGTGGCTCATGGTTCAAAAGCCAGCACACAGATGTTGCAGACTGCCTTAATCTTTAATCCAAAGAAGACTCAGGAATATCTTGAATCTCTTATTCGTAAGAATATTGAGAAGAAAGTTGCTAGAGTCATTTCTAAGGATGAAGAAGGCAATTGGGTAATCCCTGAGGGCAGGATTCCTTCTGCATTAGATTTCTCTTCTAAGAAAACAGTAGCTGAAATCTTTGACGAGATGTTCGGCGAAACTGAATCAGTTGAAGAGACTGATGATGTGGAGGCAGAGGATGATGGCGCTGTTAATATAAATGTAGGTCAGGTTCTTCAGAATATTGATCCTACTTTTGTGGCAGATATCTATCGTCCTATGTTTAAGACTGCAATTAATACAGTTTTAAAGGGAATTCTGTCCATGCTCAAGAAGGTCAACATTCCTATGAAGGGATGGTACAATAAGCTGACTACTGATCCAGCAGCAGATTTCGGAACTAAAATTCTTGGAATCAATAATGACGGTTTTGTAGAATGCTTATGTTCTATGGCCGAAAAAGCAGGAGTTTCAAAATTCTTTGCAGTTAAATATCCTAAGATGCATATCTTCGAAATGATCAAGATTCGTCTTGTGACTTATCATGAGTATGCAGAAAGGGTAGATAACTGCGAAGATTTAACTGATCTTGAAAAGAGATTAGTTAAGGATGCTGCAAAGCATTTTAGTAAGGGCTTATTGGTTGTACCAGCTATTGAGATCTTAAAGAACCTGTTAGCAGGTATGGATTTCGACGGCGATGGTGCAGTAGCTTTCGCTGACCATACTTTATTAGAAATTGTAGATGAAGGCATCAAGAGATTGACCGCTGTTTACATTGATAATGAAGGTCAGGAGCCAGTTAAGAAGGTTAACAATAAGTTTGACTTCAATGTCGGTTTAACTGCATTAGCGAACTTTATCGAAAATGCTAATCTGGATGTAGGTAAGGTAACTGTTCTTAACGGACAGTTTGTTGAGGCCTTAATTCAGTTAAAAGCAGGAGACGAAAAGTTCGCGAAGCACATCTTTAACAACGCTTTTAAGGGAAAGAAGCGCACTTTACAGAATTATGTTTCTCCTTTGGAGACTCATAAGGATGTGGAGTGCAATCTTGTTGACGTTATCAGCGTTAGCGAAGATGATGCAAATGCAGTAATAACTGCAGCATACGAGATTAATTTAACTCGTGAAAACATGATTGCCGTATTAACTGATTTAGTTGCATGTGAACGTCGCTTCCAGGAGTTGACTATCGATGCAGCTAAGACTGGAGATAAGGTAACCATTGTTTATGCCGAGGACTTGTCTAAGTCTTCCGGCTTGTTATCCAGAAGATTGGATGATAAGAGTTTTGGCATGATCGTTTCTTGGGATCATCTCAAGGATAAAGATGTAGTTAAAGCTCCATCCTTTAAGATGGATGACTATGACGAGGAATATTAATCTTTAGTTTGTTCTTTGTGTCCCTAGGTTGTATCGCCTTTCCCGTGTATATAAATGGATAAAGAAGCCGTTGAAATGTCGATAATAACTGGTCTGCGAGGATAAAGAGGAACCATTTATTTAATGATATATTTGGTTCCTCTTTATGTATTAATTTTAAAGCCATAAGAAAGGAGATTTTAGTTATGGCAATATTGGAAAATGGTTATATCCGCAAGGAAGGTCTTGAGTATCGTTATGATACAAAGTCCTTTACCACCCGTAAAGGGAAGTTAATGGAAAAGGATGCTTTTCAGGCTTCCCGTATTTACGGTATTGAGGAGGCTAGAAAGGCATTAAAGGAGGTGATAACCAAAGAACAGACTACTATTGGTAATGAACTTCCTTTGGTAGCTACCATTGCTGCTAAGTATCCTAATGAATACAAAGCAGTTAAGTGGTTCGTAGACAATATTTACAGAACCGTTAACAATATTGAAAAGGAGGACAAGAGTCGTTGCTCTAAGATAAAGAATGAATTCGTTCGTTCTGAGTCTATTAAAGTAGCGAAGGCAGAGGCCGGTAAGGGATATCAGGCAATTACCAACTTTTGCCGTCTGATTACTCCTGCTTTTACGGCAGAAGAAAGAGCTGCAATGCTCTTATCCATTGCCTTTAAGGGAAAGACTACCGGCGCAGATATCAATTCCTCTACTCACGTAGTAGCAGGATTGGAATTACTGCATTACGATTTGGCTTATTTTAGTGATGTGAAAGTCACAAAAGATAAGCTAATCCAGTGTTCTTTTGAGAATGGCGATACTGCAGAGTTCATTTGTGGCTATGCTGATTCCGAAGATGATTCCAAACATGCTGTTGCAAAGGAAAATCTTGATGGTATTTTTACCATTGAGGTTGATGAAAATGGTAGGGCTTGGGCAATAAAAGAAATTTCAGAACAGATTCAGTTACCTCCTGTAAATAAAAAGCAGTTAATCTTTAAGGTATATATCGAAGGATTACGCAAAGGTAATTCTAACGGTATTAACCAGATGATTAATATGTTGGTTAATAAGGAGGTAACATTGATCCCTTATCTCCGTAAAGATGGCAAGTCTATGTACGACTTGGTCGTTGTAGGCGACACCATTGTGGGTGAATTCCAGCGTCCACAGGGGAATAAGAAAGGTGATCTTATCGAAAACGCTTACAGATTTAAGAAAGGCAGAGTAACTTCTGCTAATATTGGATCTGTAGAATACGTTGATAAGAATGGCAGAGAGAGAAAGGGTATGTGCGCATATGTCGTCATGGACGACTGCGTAACAGTATCCGAAGAAGATATTCTTAAGCTCGATCTGCATAAGGTTAAGATTGAGAAGACTGCTGCTGATGTTGATGCTGTTCCTGCTGTTGACGGTACTGGTAAGCGTATCCGTCGTAAGACTGGTATCGGTTCTGCTTCTAATTCTGGAGAGGAAGTTGTAGGCGATAAGCCTGCAACTGATTCTGAGGAAGTAAATAGCAAGAAGAAGCGTGTCCGTTGTAAGACGGGAGTCGTTGATTCTATTTCTGAGGAGGAAGTTCCAAAGAAAAAGAAGAGAATCAAGACTGGTATCGTTGATTCTATTTAATCCTTTCTTTAAGTAAATAAGTAGATTGAGCCCACAATTAGCGTTTATTTTATTCTTACGTTAATTGTGGGTTTTCTTGTGCTTATTTAGAAATTTAAGCACTAATTAAAATTTATTAATATTTTATTTAAGGCTCCTGCCCGTGGTCGAGCGTGGATGGAGTTACGGTGATTATTATGTTTAATCAGAATTCTACTATCGTTGTTGTTGCTGCTGCTACTGCTGCTTCCGCTCGTTACATTTTCGATCCTTCTTCTGAAGAGAAGGTAAAGAAGTGCGGATATGTTGGGGAAAAGCAGGGTATGAATGGCAATGGAGAAGTTTGCGCTCTGCTTTGTGCTGCTCACACATTAGAGCAGATTGCGAACAAAAAGGAAGCTAATCCTGATTATGCGGCTAATTTAGTTTTAGTTTTGCCAGATAAAGCTGCTAGACGCGTTATTAACATTATGTCAGCGGCTAAGGGATTAAACGAGGAGGAAGATATTGTAAAGGCTGTCACATTTAAGTGGATGAACAACGATTATGTTACTGCTATTCAGAAATTCGTTAATCAGTATTTATGGCTGATGGATGAAGAAGATATTACTATCTCTGTTGAGCAGGGACATCATATCAACTATTGGGTAGTTGAGGGGAGTGGTTTAAAAGATGGTGTGAAGTTGGCTGTTGCTGAGGGTCGTTCAAAGAATGGTAAGATCATGGTTGAGCCATGGACAGGCAATAATGGCACTACCCAGGTTAGGAAGGTGACTTATACCGGCATTGTTCAGAAACATGTGAACAAGAAGACAGGGGCGGTATCTTATCGTTTGATCCGTGAAGCTAATCCTAATACTACCCATGGAAAGAAGCTTGCTTTTATCCAGAAATTACAGGGTAAAGCCTATGAGCTGTTAGATGAGATCGCTCCAAAGAAGGAAGTAATAGATTTTGATGCTATCGATCTGGATAATGTAGAGGAGAGTGACGCAATTTAATTAAAACTAATACAGCCCTGTATCGGGCTTTAAATAATAGAGCCGTTGAAAACGCGAAAAGAAAAATCCCCGTTACTAGCTGGAGCCTAGTGAACGGGGAGGTAAGCTGCTGATTCCTTAATGTAGTGCCGATTATTAATCAACGGAAAACTGGAGGAATGTTTGAAATGACCCAGTTAGATGCGTTGGTTCTTGCTATTTTCGTAGCTTTATCTGTCATCGGTGTATGCGTTATCATACGTATGCATTTACAGGAAGTAAAGAAGATGGTGGAAGAATCAGAAGTAAAATCTGTCAGGAGTGAAGTCGGGATGACCAAACTCTTCAGCCATAAGGTTGAAATTCAAAAAGACAGACAATAACTCCTTGTTAGGGTGAGATGGCTAATGTTTACAGGATATTAGCTGTCTCATTTTTCCTATATTCGCATCTTAAGACATTCTGCAATGACAAGAAAGAAGGAATCCCTGCTTGTTAATCTTATTATAGTGGGGATTCTTTTTATTGTCAAGATAAATTGATTATGTTTTGTAAGAAAGAAGGAATTAATTATGACTAAGAGAACATGGGCAAAGCAGACCTTGTTGAAAATAGGCAAGGTAACTAAGGAGAATTATAAAGATGAATTTATCAATTTTCTTAAGAATGCCGACCTTATAGAAGAGAAAGACGGCATTATCTTTGAATATGCTTTATCTTTTACTTTCGGAGTTTTTCAGCAGAAATACTATCCATTTTCTGTAATCATGACTGATTACTTAGATGATGTGGAGAAAGTTGATTTCCAGATTAATAATCATAGAGTCCAGGTGAAATTGGATTGGGATTTAAATAGATCTCCAATTGATCCAGAACAGTGGTGGAGAGATTATGCCATTTCTGTTAAATTCTTTCATAAAAAAGATAAGGCTTCGGGATTTTCGACTAGCGGTTCTGATATATTATCAGAAATCTTGAGAACTATTGGCTTTTCGGAGCAGTTAATAGATGCTCAGATTGACGATAATCCCGCTTATGATGCAGCAGAAGAGATATTTTCCTGGCTGTTCGAATAAAAAAGACAGCTTGTGTCTTAATATCGATACAGGCTGTCTAAAGTTTCTGATGGTTCTTTTGCTACAAGTTCATCTTTATAATAATAAGCATCATAACATTTTGTATTGATGAAGTCTTGAATAGAACCATGCAGGTCAATATTTTCATCAAGATTGTTGCAAAATTCATTAAAATCTTCTTCGTCAACGAAGATATTAAGAGTTTCTGCTAACAATTCGAAGATTTTAAAGTCCTTTTCCTTAAAAATGTTAATAAAAGTATTATAAGAATTTCCGCCCCAGATTGCGTTGACGTTGAGCTTTTTCTTTAACATAATATACCGTCTCCTTATCCTTTATAGTTATTAGTATATCATATGAAAGTCAAAAAGTCAATAGATATTAATCTTTTTAATCTTATTCTAATCATAATATAATTTTCCTATAATTGACTACTGTTTACCTTTATGCTATTATAATGTCTAATAGATATACTATAATAGTTATAATGGCATGGAGGTTATATTATGATTCGTAGTCAGAAAAAATTTGAAGAAGAAATGGAAAGCTGTGGTATGAGCCCAGCGTTAAATTTTCATTATTTTCTCAAAGATGAGTATCTTGATAAATATTTAGATGAACATAACAAAAACAAATCGTTACAATGGAAAGAAGGATTCAAAGCTTCTGTAAAATTGTATCAAGAGTTCATCAATAAAATGTTTTATGGGGATGCTATTGATTACATGAATAAGATAGCACCAAATAAAAAGATGGCGGCGAATCAACAGTTTTTTATGCCTAATGCTGCTTACTTGGTGTTAAATATACTTGCAACTTTAGATAATTGGATGATTGAATATATAATAAAAGAATTATCCAGTAAGGATTTTGTAAAACTGAATTCTAAGGAAAGAGAAGATTTCAGTTCTAAAATTGCAAGATATATTAATGAAAATCAAAGTAGTAATGAATCTCAACAACTGGATCCATATTATGCTTTTAGTGTTATAAAGGATATTTTGTTACAATTACCTGGAGAACAGGCTAATGATGTAATAAAACAGATGCGAGGCATTAATTTTGAAGAACCAGATAAAGAAGATTTATATGCAGCATTATTTGAAGCAAGACAAAATCTTGCTATCTGGGGATATGAAGAATTAGATAAAATGTTATTCCCAGAAAAATAATAAAAGACAGAATAAAAATAGACAGTATTGAAGTACTAGTATTATCCGACCCCTACGGGGTATTGTTTTCCCCTACGGATAAACTGGCTTCG